GAGAGCTTCACGCTAGCACACACCCTTTCCAAAGTTGCATCCCACATTCACGCTGGCAAAGTTAGGTTAGCCTTCCCTTGCTCTGGTCGGCGTCGATTTAGTTGCGACTTGCAACGTTATCAGATGCAACGCGCAACAAAAGTCGTTGCAATTCTCAACTGAACACGGGCGTGGTCTGAATAAAGATGCACTACGCCGCATGACCACACATCCACTATCCTAAAGTCGATCTTTCGACATCGCCAACAATTCGCGCTGGTGCACCACGACTTCGCTATAGCATATTTAGGTGAGGCTAACCTTTCCGCCCTATGCACACAATTCCGACGATGTCAACCCTAAACCCAACGTTTAGGGTTTTCTCGCCGATTTGACAAAAACGTCTTCGTGTGCTCTGGCCCCTAGAACGCCCGTAGACGCGCTGAACCCCCGTTTGGTAGACCTAGTACCACTAACCCAATTTTCGGCCGCTAGCGTTCGTTACAGACCGGTCCGGTAACCCGCTAGTACCACGCCGACCACGACGTTTCCGCGTTACACGACTCGTTCGGTAACATGCGATGAACACGTTCTATTCCCACATTGTGGGACTCGCGATTAGGCGCATCGCGATTCATGGTGTACACTCCCACGATTCTCGTCTTTGTACCATGCGTTGTACCACCTGGACGGATGGCTAGACACATGTCTACTTTGTACCAACCATTGTACCAACTAAGGTTAGCCTTACCTAACATGCCCGCATATTATTAGTTGCACCATTCAACTATCAGTCATTGTACCAGTCATTGTAGCACTACATGCCCTAGTACATATGCACCCTACACATAGGTAAGGCTTACCTATTCTTTGCTATCCTACATCTAATGCACTATCACAAAGAACATTCAGTATCTACAATTAAGTTCACTATCACAAAGAACATTCAGTATCCACAATTAAATGCACTATCACAAAAAACATTCAGTATCACAAAGAACATTCATTATCTACAATTAAGTTCACTACACTGAATTAAATGCACTATCACAAAGAACATTCAGTATTACAAAGAATCTTTACCCTAGCAAATTCTTTGCTATCTCAAACCCTAGATTCACTATGGTTAATCTTTGCCATAATGAATCACATCTTTGTTGGGGAGGCCGGCCGCCGGGTTGGTACAACCGCTGGTACAAAAGCCGCTACGTTTCTATACCGCGATGCAGGCGTGATACACCAACTAGTACCACTATGTCAAGGTTTTTCCGACTTCCGATCATAACGATTTGATTATAGACAACTAGTACCACGACCCGTAACGTAGTCGGTGTTAGTCGTTAGTTAGTTCGGTGGTCGTCCCGGTCGGGGCGACGCGCGGTCGCCCGGTCCGGGACGCGCCACCGCTAGCGGCCACTAACAACTAGTACCACTAGCGCACCTACGGGTTAGCGGTGGTCTAGACAATCGCACGCGGGCGTCCGAAAAATTGGATGACCAACCATGTTAGATGTGGTTAGCGGTCACGCGGATATGGTGCGAAAAATGAAACGTAGCGTAGGGGATAGCGACAACTATCGGTAGACATGTCCCGGTAATCGCGAACGACTACATTACGTTGTGTCTGAATTGTTAGGTTAATGGGAATAACGCTAGTACCATTAAATGCGAACTAATGAATCAGACAAATTAGCGATACAATTCGATTAGATCCATTAACCGAATTGTTTCGCGCTAGTAATTCGTAAAAGAATTACGAATAGCTAGCGTGGCACAATTCTTACACATTAGGGGAAAGATATGAAACACAACATCACCGGTCGCGGCTACGGCATCATGCACGATGTGCGCGTGACCGAACGAAAGTCACTAACGGCTACACGTGGCACGGCACTATCGAAGAATCTCGGCCATACCGGCGCCGAATTGAACCAAATGGACGCCAATATCCGCGAAGCCGCAAACGAGAACAATTGGCACGTGGATGGAAAACTTGATTGCTACGACCCCGACACCAATTGGCGCGAATACTACGCGGATCGTGAAATGAAAGAATTGAATAACACACAATTCCGCGCGCCGAAGTTGACCACCGTCCCGGTCCGGACCGTCGACACCAAGTCGCCGCAACGTATCGCGCGTGAAACCGCCGCCGCGAAACGTGAAAAAGCGGCCGCGAAACTGGCACGTCGTCGCGCACGCTAATCCCACCAACCAACCCGAACCAACCCACGAAAGGCACGATTGTGAACTACACCGTGACGTACTACCCGCCCGCCGACGCCGACGGGCAGCCGTTTGAGTCCCGTCCCGTCCCGACGCTAGACGACGCGCTAGACATCGTGATGGACGACTGCGAGCGTGAGTCCGTTGGCATCACGGGTATCGAACGTGAAGTCGATCCAGAAACGCGTATCGTCCATTGGGGCGTGGTATGCGACGACGGTGCATCGTACGTCATCGTCAAGTTGTGAACCGTCATTCAACACACACCTAGCACTACCAACCAACAGCACCGAAAGGGTTGCACAATGTTCGATATTAATGCCAAGAAGGAACTGGTCATCGACGCGTTCGCGGAAACGCGTACCGAGCCGCAGACCGACCGCGTGGTCGCATGTTTGGAATACATGACAAACGTGGGCTGGGAACTGGAAGCGGTCAATCATGGGTACATCGACGACCTCAAGGTCGGTGACGGTCGGTGCATCGTGATGGAGTTGTATCGAAACGCCGAGTTCGAGATCCAGTCCGCGCGTGTGTGGATTGACGCCGAGGGCATCGTGCAGTCCGACCAGGACCGCGATTGGACGCACAACCAGAACGCGACCGACGGGCAGCAGTCGTGGGTTACCTACTACGTGGGCGATCGGCAGGCTTTCTGACCGACTGACCCGGATGTACCACCGGCACACGTGGCACCATGCCACGTGTGACCGTGGGAGTCACCCGGCTCGACCAAACCAGCACCGAAAGGGCAGCACAATGGGAAAGACAATCAAGCGCAACGCAACCCGTACCAACAACCAGCTCCACCGTGGCCGACGCCTACGCGCGTCGGAGCTGCGTGAGCTCGACCGTATGCAGGCGACAGGCGTGCAGCCGATCGTGGGCTGGGTCCGCTCGAGCGCCGAGCGTGGCAACGCATGAGCGCCGTGTGGGAGGTGCTGTCGACGTGGTACGCGATTCTGACCCAGAATGGCGACCCGACCATCTACGAAGACAACCTGTTCTGGGACTGCGCCACGATGGGCAACGGCGTGTGTGGTCCCGACGCGAAGATGCCAGGGGAGCTGTGACATGCCGATTATCGTTTTCAACGGTGGGCACCTGTTCATGGTGTGCGTCATCGCTGTGATTGTGTACGCCTGCTGTGCAAAGAAGGGGAACTGACAATGTCTACCGAAACGACCGTGAAACTGACCGCGACCGTCACCTACGCGTTCGCGCGTCGCAACAGCGACTACGGCAGTCCCGACCAGGACGTGACACTGACCTGGTACGAGTTCGGCTGGCGTACCGGGTGGTCGGCGTGGACAACCAACAAGGGTGACCGTGAACAGTACGCGTGGTTTGACAACACGCGTGACCTGATCGCCTGGCTCCAGGGTGACAATGTGATCCTGTGGCAGCTCGATGGTGAGCTGGCGTCGATCGGCGACCTGTTGGCGGTGATCTAGCGTGGCACTGCCGAACGTGGCGAAATTGCCCGATTACCTGGTCCCGGACGAGTGGCCGACCACCGGACGCTACCGCGTGGCAACCTGGCGCGCGGGCAGGTTGATTCAGTCGGACACCTACGAGACACTCGCGGGCGCCCTGGGTGGCACCGAGGCGTGGATTCGACTGTGCAACCCGAACACGACGCGGGAGCTGGTGTGGACGCGACTAGGCAAGGAGCTGAAGCTCTCGTTCGCTGTATGGAGGGAGGGTGACACGGTGGCATACGTGACCGACGACCGTGTGACGTAGATCACACCGAACTAGTACCGAGGCAGTTGCATTACACCTACTCGCCAGGGTAGGGTGAACCATCACGAAAAACACAACGGACCCGCCGGGTCCGACCAACCAGGAGGTAATCATCATGGCACGCACCGACATCTTCGACGAGACCACCACCGACGACAGCACCGTCGTCGCCACCGAGACCAACCAGGAGGACACCGTGACCGAACCCACCACCGAGACCAAGCCCGCCACCGAGAGCGACGTGGACAAGGCAGCCAAGCAGGCTGCCGCCGACGCCGAGCACATGCCCAACGTCGAGAAGTTCAAGGCCGTTGTCACCGAGGCCGTCGAGGCCGCCGACCCGAGCACGGGCACCGTGTCCGAGGCCGACCTCGACAAGGTCGCCGAGGCCTACCGGGGCGTGACCGGTGGCATCAAGTACAAGAACCTCGCCAAGGACTTCGTCGACGAGTCGATGAAGGCCGCGCTGCCCGCCGGTGAGTACATCAAGGCCGTCTCGTACAACGAGGTCAGCGAGAAGCTGCGCACCACGAAGGCTGCGCCGAAGGCCAGCGCCCCGAAGGTCGACCCGAAGGAGGCGTTCGGCGAGCGCGTCGCCATCCTGGAGCTGGGGCTGCAGCTCCTGACCGACCGTGTCCCGGCCGAGGCCGAGGACTACGAGGTCCCCTCGGTGGACGCCGCGTACAACCAGGCCGTCGCCTACCTCAACTGGAGCGAGGCCGACGAAGCCACGCGTGGCGAGGAGCCGGAGCTGTCGCCGATCGCAGCGGCCGCAGTCAAGGTGTTCAATGGCAAGGGCATCGGTGGTCGCCGGACCGGGACCAGCGCGCCGCGTGCACCCTTCACCGGGACTCGCCGCAACGTGGGCAACCACATCTCGAGCGCGTTCGAGGGCGTCGAGTCGGGCACCTTCCTGACCGTGTCCGAGATCGTGAAGCACCGCTCGGAGGAGTACGGTGACGACGCACCCAGCTCGGGCGCAGTGTCGGCCCGCCTGTTCCCGCAGGGTGACGCGTCCAAGTGCAACGTCGAGGGCATCACGCCCGGCACAAACGAGGCCGGGACCAAGGGCGCCACGAAGAACTGACCTACGGGTCACCGCAGTACCGCAGGCCACGTCACTCGAGAGGGTGACGTGGCCTGTTTCCATTCCACCACACCACCGAAAGGGGTAGCACCATGACCATCAGCTACAATCATCCGAAGCGCAAGCCCGTCACCAAGTACCGGGTCAACCTGACCAAGCGTGTCAGCCTCGTGAAGTTCCTCGGGTCACGCGGGTGAGCATGATGGAGCCGCGTACAACGCGGCAGCTCAACAAGCTCTCCGACGAGGAGCTCGCCGCATTGCAGGCCGAGCTGCACTCGGACCGGGACCGAGTCGAGATCGAGTCGCGCCGCGTGTCCGACATCAGGCACGAGCGTCTGCTCGGTATCCGAAAGCGAGACACAACGGAGGACTAGCGTGACCGCCTTCCCAAGATGCAACAGCTGTGGAGAGCTGGTGCATCCCATCTTCGACTGGTGCGATCACGAGCAGGCGTACTTGTGCGATGAGCACGCGGACGTGGCAGCCGACGACGAGTAACCGAACAACTACACACATCTCACTACCGTAAGGAGTGCGCCTAATGAACGACCAACCCGAACCGACCGACGGCACCGACGCCGATCGCTGCGCCCCCGCTGGCACGGAGCCCGACGCTCTAGCGTTGCACGTGTCACCGACGTGGTGTGGTGAAGCGACCAGTCGGGAGCACGCTGGTTCCAACAACATGCATGACTTCATGACGAGCGGACATCACGACTACCGCAAGGCCAAGCGTGCGCTGCTCGACCACCTGATGGTCCGGCTCGGCGACAACGTGGGACTCAAGCTGGTCCTCGAGACAGACAGCTTCTGCGAGTTCGAGGTGGTCGACCACGACGGGCAGGCAATTGGCTCCGCTTCGATCACTGAGGTGCGGCATGACTGATCCGTACACCTCGGTGCAGAACCAGATCGAGGCGCTCAAGAAGGAAGTGATCGCCGAACAGAAGCGGCACACGGCAGCCCTGTCCTCGGTGCTGATCAGCATTGACACGCTGGAAACCTGGGCGGCGAAGCTCGCGCTACAGGGTAGCGTGGCACCGACGCCCGCAGCAGGTACGAAGGTACGCCAGCGCATCGTGAGCGCTGGTCCGACCAACCCCGGTGACAAGCGCTCGAACTTCAGCCCCTCTGCCAAGCAGCGAGGCTTCATCGCTTCGCTGTGTGACGAGAAGTTCGCACGCGTGGACCCGCCGATCTCCACCATGCTGGAAGCCAGCCAGGTCATCGCCGAGCTCAAGGTGCTGGGCAACGTGGCCGAGGAGGACCGGGACTATACAGGTGCGATCGGCTCGGGCGCGCCGCAGCCAGCGCAACCTGTCACCGACAAGCTGGACATGAACGTACTGCGCATGATACCTGACGGCAGGTATGCGGTGACCTCGGACGATGGCAAGCAGACAGTGTTCCTCAAGCTGGCCACTCGTACCGTGTCCGGCGGTGACCCGTCCAGGGAGGCGGACAAGTTCCGTGACCTGCGCTACAAGTCCAGCGATGACTGGCTCGAGCTGCAGAGGTTCTATGCCTCGGGCATGGTGACCGGGCGCAACGAGGTGCACGGATCAGTGGTCGCCGACCTGTTGGTGCAGGTCATGATGGACAAGGGCGGGTGCGCTGATAGGTATGGCGAGCGCTTCAAGGAGTGTGTGAACTGCGGAAGGGAGCTGACCGATGACAAGTCACGGTACTACAGGCTCGGCTCCGAGTGCATCACTCGTCGTCACGACGTGGTCGAGTACGTCGACAACAACTTCGGAGCGTGGACACCCGGAGCTGCGTCCCGAGACTGAGCTATGAACAAGCAGAAGCTACTGGGGTTTGTACTCGGTGCGTCCATGATAGGTGCTATCTGGGTGGCCGAGTCCTCCAGTGCAGTCATGGACAACGACCCCCAACAGCCGACGCAGGTGTACGTTACTGAGCAAGTGGAGGTGGAAGTACCTCGCAAGGCTAGCGAGGAATGCAAGTGGTACCTTGAGGAGGTCGACAACCTAGTCGATGGACAGTGGGAGCTGTCGCTTGCGAAGGGTCGCATGAAGCAGATGCTTGACGAGATGCAGGTGAATGTCTTTACGCAAGACCCATTCAAGATCAAGGAACTTCAAGGCAAGATGAGTAGTGTTCAGAACCAGATGAACAATGCCTGGGTTGCGATTGGCGATGCCAACTCAAAGCTGGACAGGTACAAGGAGGACGGCAACCCATGTCTCAAGTAGGAGGAACAGTGACGCTACACAAGACGGTGAAGAAGTACACCATGCCCGACGGCACCGAGATCACGCCGCTCAACTTCGAGTGCGAGGCGTGCTTCGCTCGGGCAGGCAAGCCCTGCACGCAGCCGACCGACAACGACAGGCGTGACGTGACCTGGTTCCACCTCGTACGCGAGGGCAAGGTCGAGGTGGTACGGGAGGCGATGTCGGGATGAGCACCTGCGGCAGGGAGTGGAACCCAGGCATCTGGCCCTACGCCTCGGTGTGCAAGCTCGAGGACGGACACGAGGGCAACCACATCGACCGCCGTGGCAACCAGTGCACCGACAAGGAGGAGGATGAAGAGGTATGGGACTGAGTGTCACCGCTGCGGAGGTGTATGACCCGGCGCTGTCCGGCGACTACGTCAACCCACCTCGGCTCGAGATCATGGTGATGGACATGCCAGTTGAGCCGACCTTTACCGAGGTCAACGTCGGCGACTACACCATCACCCACTACCACTGGTTGCAGTCAATCTTCAATGACACCTGGGACGACGAGGACACCACCGAGTGTGCTTGCCTGTTCAACGGATCAATGCACACCGAGGACCGCGAGCCAGTGTTCCCGGTCACCGTGGCTGGACTCGTGTCGAGTGAGGGTGAGGCGGTGTGGCAAGACTACTACGTCAAGATCAGTCGGGTGAAGGGCATACTCAAGAAGCTCGCCGCCTACCAGGGCTCGTACCCGTATGAGATCTTGCCGAACCCGATCTACGCAGCCGAGAAGAAGTTCAGCTACATGCTCGTGCACCCCTCACGCAAGTGTGTTGAGTGTGTGCGTGAGGTCGCCGAGCAGTTCGTCGAGGCCGGCGAGCAGATCATGGACATTGACCACGCCGAGATCGAGACGGGTTGCCCGCTGGTGCAGGTGAACCCGAAGCGAGTTGTGCCGATGTGCGGACGGCACGAGCGCAAGCGCAACTACGAGCAGCAGAGGAACCGCGAACAAGAAAACATTTGACAATAGCTGTCAAACATGGTAGTATCACCACCGTGCAGCTGACCAACACATTCTCACTACCGTAAGGAGTGCACCAACACATGACAAGATCATGCGGAACCTGTCCCCACCTCGTCGAGGCTGCTGACGCAGCACAGCAGACCAGCATCTACGGCAAGCCCACATCGCTGATGACCTGCCGAGCCCGAGGCATACTTATTGGCACGCAGTCCATGACCTCCAGCCAGATCCTCGATCGGATGACCGAGGTTGGCAGCACCTGCTCGATGCACAGCAAGAACACGAGCGAGGTCATCATCGCTCCGACTATCGGAGTGGGCACACCCAGCGGACCTGTCGCATCGAGTGGCATCGCCAAGACCTGCAAGGCCTGCTACTTCTACATCGCTCCTGTCGCCGTGTCGAACAAGTTAGGCATCCCGATGGGAGCGTGTGCCTTCTTTGGCAAGCTGATCCCGGACATGCGGGCAGCGGACATCGCACGCGGCTGCAGCGAAGCCAAGCGTGGCGAGGTCACCGACGTGGAGCAGCACCGTGAAGCGATGCTGTCCTCGATCACGCTCGACCCCGGCCTGGCCAAGTACCTCACCCCGCACGACGTGCCTGGTGGCTCGAAGCTGTGGAACAAGGACTCGGTGGACACGAGCATCGAGCCGAGCACCTACCCCACTGACAAGCCGGTCAGTCCTGCGCAGGACAAGGCGGGCATCCGAGCGTGGCGTAAGATCACACAGGACGGACGCGAGGTGTACCTGCCGGTGTTCAAGCGTGAGATCTTCTCGCCGGAGGAGCAGGCCAAGATCCCTGCGACTGGTGACCAGGAACATCCCGAGACTTACATCGACCACATGGGGCTGACGTTCACAGTCGCCGCACTGTGGCTGATGCTCGACGAGACCCCGGCACTGCACGGCAAGGCAGGCACAGGCAAGACGGAGTTCTTCCGGTACATGGCATGGCTCATGCAGATTCCTTTCGAGCGCATCTCGATCACCGGCGAGTCAGAGAAGGACGACCTGGCCGGCAAGATGTTCTTTGAGGACAACGAGACCGTGTTCAAGGACGGGCGCATCGTGGCTGCCTGGAAGAAGCCGAACGTGGTGGTACTCGACGAGCCCAACACAGGTCCGCCCGAGGTGTGGCAGTTCATTCGTCCACTCACGGACAACAGTAAGCAGCTGATCAACGACGCGAACGAGGGCGAGGCGGTGCCGCGCAACCAGTTCTGCTTCCTGGGCATGGCTATGAACCCTGCCTGGGACCATCGCAACGTCGGCGCGCAGGTCATCGGTGACGCTGACGGGTCACGCCTCATGCACATCTTCGTGGACATGCCACCCGAGCAGCTCGAACGACAGATCATCGAGGAGCGCTGCAAGCTCGACGGGTACGACATCCCCAGGCAGGTGCTCGACTCGATCATGAGCATCGCCGCAACCATCCGCGAGATGAGCAACAACGACGAGGTGCCGCTGACCTGGGGCATCCGCAACCAGATCAAGGTCGCACGAGCAACCGCCTGGTTCCCGATCGAGAAGGCGTACAACCTGGCGGTGCTCGACTACCTCGAGCCCGAGACGAAGTCGATGGTCGGCAACGTCGTGAGCCAGAACGTGAAGGGTAAGGTGTGGATTTGACTGAAGCACAGGACTTGGCTCGCAAGAAGCAGGCCGAGGCAGCGGTTCGCAAGTTCAAGCGCATGATCCCTGCACTGCGCAGCCACGCACGCAAGGTGTCAGGCAACCCCAACCTCAAGCTCGAGGCGGGACCGAACAGCTTGACGGACGGCAAGACCATCTGGATCGAGCCGCCCGTCAAGCTGGGCCTGGTGCAGCGGCACAATGGAATGTGCAACAGCAGGGCAGACGGCATGTCTGTGTGTCCCGCGTGCGCCACCCAGGAGGAGGTGATGGAGGTACTCAACCACGAGATCGGGCACATCGTGCACGGATCGTTTGACGAGTACGATAAGGCTCGAGCGTTCGATGTCGTCGCCCGACGCAGGGGGTACGTCCATGACCTCGACACGGACACGGCTGCGGCAATCAACAACGGGATATACCGAACAGGCTCGACGATGGTCTCGGCTGTCAACAACGCACGCGACCCCTGGCTGTCGGCACTCATGCTCATTGGCGAGGACATGCGCTGTGATACAGCGCGGATGAACTTTGATCCGTCCGAGCAGGATGTGTTCGATGCACTGTCTTTGAGCTACCTGATCAACGGCGTGACCAAGATCGAGACCGGCGAGACCAAGCACTACATCGACATGGAAGATGACCAGCAGTTGTGCATGGCATACCTGTTCGCATCACGGTTCACAGTCGATGAGCTTGAGGGATACTTCAAAGAGGAACTCCTCGAAGTCATCGACACCAAGCAGGTACGCACCATCATCGAAGGCTCGTGCGAGGCAATCGACACGGTCGAGACCTTCGCGTTCGCAGCCAACGCACTCATGGTGTTCCGCAAGGCTGGGTACCTCGCCAAGCCTGACACCGACGAGGAGCTGACCGAGCTGCTCAAGGCAATCCAGGAATTGCTCAAGGCGATCTTCGGTCACGGCATCCACATGAAGGGGCCGGACGAGTCCGACGAGGAGTTCGAGGGCAGCAAGCACATCGGCGGCTCGGGCGACAGTGCTGGTGGTATGCAGGGGCTGCGTCCGGAGGACGTGAAGGATGCACTCGAATCACTCAAGCACCTCGATCATGTGCCCGAGAACATCGGCTCGCCCGTTATCCACGAGCGACTAAGGGGCAATGCTTACGGAGGCGGGTACAGCCGACCGCTCAGTGCAGCGTCGTTCAAATCCGACGAGCGCAACCTCACCCCCGCACTGACGCAGGCACGTGTCACCTTCGGCGACAACGCACGCAGCCAGCGCATCCGCAACCAGCGGAGCGGGCGAGTGTCGGGCAAGACACTCGCCAAGCGTGTGCCCTTCGGTGACGACAGGCTGTTCGCCAAGCGGATCACGCCTGATAAGAAGGACTACGCAGTCGTGATCGGAATGGACATCTCCGGCTCGACAGGTGGGCACACCATCGTCGAGGAGAAGTTCGCAGTCATGGCAATGGCTGACGTACTGAGCCGGCTCGGTATCAAGTTCGAAGTGTGGGCACACACCTCGGAGTATGGCACCAACTACCAGGACAGACCCGCCCTATACAAGATCAAGATGGGCGACGAGCCCTGGGGCAAGGAGCAGGTGAACGCGCTGCGGATGATCGACTCCTCGTCGGGCAACCTGGACGGACACACGCTGCAGTTCTACCGCAAGCGACTCGAGACCTTGCGTGCAACCGATCGCATCCTCATGTACTACACAGATGGTGCGATGCCCGCCTCGAACTACACCGAGGAGCTCCGTGTTCTCAAGTCGGAGATCGCGTACTGCAACAAGAACAACATCACACTGATGGCAGTAGGGATGGGGGTAGACACCCCTCGTGAGCACGGCTTCGACACCTGCCAGGTGGACGGGCCGGAGGACTACCGCAAGGTAGTGCAGCACCTGGGCAAGCGACTGAAGTAAAGGGGATCAACATGAGCACGAAGGTAGTACTCAGCGTTCAAGGCGAGTGGCAGGTGGTCAACCACACCGCTCCCATGCACGTCCTGGAGGTCGGTGATTACACAGCGAAGATCATCGAGAACCCACAGGGTGGTTGGGACTGTGACGTGATCCTCAGCGTCTCGCCCGGTATCTCTCGAGGCATCGGCAGCATCTATCGCTTCGCCGCTGATCCGGGTGGCGGTAGCGATGGCGCAGCCCGCTGGGTGTACGGAGTGATCGCCCGACACTCGGGTTTCAAGGTGGAGCAGATCACTACAGTCAGGGGGTAGCTATGGTGCTTGAGTGGTACGTCATCATTCCCCTGTGGATCGCAGTGTTCATTGCCACCGTGGCATGGAGAGTGTACGCCGCTCGCAAACCCAAGCCCTTGCCGCGACCAGCTGGTAGTCAGTACTCCGAGGAGGAGGTGGCCGACCAGGTCAGGCTATGGAACTTGGACCCCACCTCGTACATGAAGATGCTCGAGTCACCCGAGGGTCTCGATCCTGCAAAGGTTCGATGGGCACTCGGTGGGCTGAATCCCGAACCTAAGTGGGAGGTTGAGAGTCTTGAGGACGTGGCGCTACACGAGCGCCTGTACGAGAAGTACCCAGATGCATACATGAAGATGCTTGAGTCACCCGAAGGTGTCACGCCAGAGAAGTTGCGGCTAGCACTCGGTGGACTCAGGCCCCTGAAGGAGGAGGACTGATGTCGAAGATTGTCGCACGCCGTATCTGTTGGCCCAACCCGGACGCAACCTGCCTGGAGGGAGGATGTGGGTACTGCAACTTCGAGAAGTTTCGAGCCCTCTCAACGATCGAAGCCTACGCCCGCAAGGCTGGCAAGGTGTACCACCGAGGCGGACGGCAGGTGGACGCCTGGGATGCATACACAAGCGGGTATGGGTATGGCTTCTACAACGCCGAGACAAAGGAGGAGGACTGATGGGAATGTTCATGCCCGAGCCGGTAGGCAATGACCCAGAGAACATGAAGTGGTCGAACAAGTGGTCCGCTTCGGTTGGCGAGATGAAGGCTGCGCTTGCCGATGTGCCTGACGATTACGAGATCGTCCTCGACGGCGCTGATGTAGACAGCTGCGAGATCGGCGAGCTGCGCATCGCCCACCTGTTCCCGCCCACCCCTCACGGCAACGCCGGACTGGTAGTACTCAACCAGGGGCAGGTGGTCACCGCCGAGTACGACTACCACGAACGACTCGATACATACCTCGATCACCCTGACTCGGGTGTCAAGGTGTGGGACGAGCCCGAAAAGAAATGGAGGTGATGCATGAAGATAGGTAAGGTCAACCTCGACGATGACCACGCACGCTGCCGCATCTACGGCCACGCCTGGGACGCAGTTGGCGACATCATCTTCAATGCCGAGGGGTACTGGGAAACACTCGGATGCCTGCGGTGTGGGCTGCGTCGCCGGGCGCTGGTCGAGCGCCGCACTGGTTACATCAAGAACCGCACCTACACCTATCCCAAGGGGTACCACATCAAGGGCGGACTCGACCGCGCACAGCGTGGCAAGGTTCGACTGAAGGTGATGGAGTCTGGCGGGTTCGGGTGACCGATCCCCGGCCCATCAGGAGCTTCAAGCGAGAGTGTCGTATCCTTCAGCCACCGTGCTGGATATGCGGTGAAGAAATCGACTACACGCTTACCAAGGGGTACTGGTACTTCAATGCGGACCATTACATTCCAAAGTTTCTCGGCGGCACAGACTCCAAGGCAAACCTAAGGCCAACCCACATGCTGTGCAACAGAAGGCGAGGCCATCGCCTCCCAGAGCACACCATCTGGGTGGGGCCAAAGGAGATCGGTCGATGGTACGACGAGTCCGAGGGGCAATGGCTCAGGCGGGTGAACACAGAGCAAGGCAGGAACAAGCGGGGCAGGAGGATACTCGCCAAGCAGAGAAAGAAAGCAGTATTAGTCGGAAGCTATCCGATCAACGGGCCGATCACTGGGCCAGGCATAAAGCCCTGGCCACCACGTAACGAGGACATAGCACACAGAGTGCTGCCACCACCCGAGTACCGCAACCAGACAAGACGAATCGAGGGCACCTGAATGCGCATTACGTTCGAGATAGAAGACGACAACGACGACGAGTTCCGGGTCGAGCTGTTCACCAGCAAGAAGGACATCCAGCCCGACGAGTTCATCTCACTCGGCGCCAGCGCACTCGCCAGCGTTCGCGCACTCGAGGACGCCGAGACCAGGAGTAAGCGAATGCAGGAGATGGTGGACGCCCTGCGCCCCGAGGGCCACAACAGGGGCGAGACCGTCATCCCCGATCCTCCCTCGGAGGAGCCGAGGTATACCATGACCCTCGACGAGGACGAGAAGAAGGAGTGACCATGCAGTTCATCAGGTTCCCCGAGTACCGGCCGAACCGAGTGGCGCAGGCAACGGCACGCCACCGCAAGGCTGTCGTGGTCATAGCACTCGACAGAATCGTGTCGATCGAGTGGTCCAACGACTTCGCCGGCTCGATGATTAACACTCTCGATGGCGAGGCTCACCGAGTGGACATGGATCTCGACAACGTGGTGACAGCGCTTCTGCAAGCCGCTCGTCGCATTGATCCTGGCGAGATGGACGCGCAGGAGTACATCGACTCGCTGGATCGGAACTTCTAATGGCCGAGGACTGGGATGCCGAGTACCGTGGGGTTACGAAGGAGGAATACCAGAAGCTCGTCGATCACCCACTCGGTACAAGATTTCCTCCAGAGCTTCGTGAGATCTTCGACAGGGTCGTCGCCAATGGAGCGAAGATCTGTATCTGTGGTCACCTCAAGCAGGATCACAGTGAAGACGAAGGCGTCGACCACTACTGTTCACAGTACTTCTGCAACTGTCGTGAGTTCCTTGAGCAGGAGGAGCTCTAGATGTACCGCTGCGCTATCACGCACACTCCCTACAAGCTCGTGACCCCGAACACCTGGCCGGAGCTTGAAGATGCTGTGCGTGCGATGATTGAGATAGATGACCGCTACATCTTCACGATCATCGAGAAGAAGAACGACGAGACGGGCAAGTATGAGGAGCTCCCGTCGAGTGAATACCTGGGTTTGAAGATCAGACTCCAGGCCGAACGACCAAGGAGGTAACCACACATGGCAACCAAACGAATGAGTCACAAGGACTGCAAGCACCCCGCAACCTCGCACGAGCGTGCCAAGTGCAAGGCGAAGCGTACCGCCCAGGAGGAGAAGGCGCAGATGGCTGCCGCCGAGGTGGGCATGAACACCACCGGCGACGGTATGAGCATCGGACAGCTCGCCAACCTGCTGGCTTCGTCACTCGACTCCCTCCGCTACGCCGAGGCTCGGGTCGAGGAGCACCAGCGCAATGCCGAGATGGCACAGGAAGCGCTGACTCGAGAGATGCTCTCCCGCGAGCCGAAGCCCAACACAGCCGGCCAGACCCCGGTCGTCGCCTTCAGCAAGCGCTACTCCAAGGACAAGTCCGGGAAGCTCTACGACTTCGTCGCCGTCGGTATCGCCGAGGAGTACGTGACCCAGAACCCGGACAGTCCGTACCTGAACATCTACCAGTTCCGGCAGATGTGGTACGTCTCTGCGGGCAGGCGTACGATCGCGCCCATGCCGTGGGCTGAGCTCGTGAAGTTCATGGGGCTCGAAGGCCTCAAGACTCTCGAGGTCCTGCGCGGCGTCTAGAGAACGCGCCCCCGAAAGATGTGGGGTTTTCGGGGTTGCGGGTGCCGCCGTGCCCGTGGTACTATGAACGGGTACGGCGGACCACCGCCCTGACCACCGGAAACGCTACATAGGAGGACACAATGACCGCAGCAACCGAGCTCGCGCTCGCCGACTACGCAGACAAGCGTGTCGAACTTCTCACCGTCGGCGCAGAGGAAGCGGTCATCGGCACCGTCGCCTCGGCCTCGCCGCAGGCGATCGCCTTCAAGGAGAAGGGACGCTCGTCCCTGACCCTCGTGCCTGCCGAGCAGATCGCAGACATCCGCATCGCACCCGAGGCGGAGGTGGACATGAAGGCGCGCCGCCTCAACCTCGTCAACCTCGACTCGGTCAAGCGTCACCTCGTGGACCGCCACGGCTACGCTCTCGCAGACATCAACGCGATGGCTCCGGAAGAGGCACTCGGCTTCCACGACAGCATCGACCACACTCCGCTGTCTCACTTCCATGCGGACCCGCCCGCCAACAAGGACGAGGCCAAGGCCAAGGAAGAGTCAGCCCAAGGCTGACCACAGTACTTGCGAGTCACTCCCAATTGGTAAACTCGTGAGTCAGTGTCAGGGCAACCAAGCCCGAGCCGTATGGATCACGGCTCGGGCTTAGTTTCGCCACCTAGTAGTACCAGTTCTATCTCATCCACCGAACAAAGGAGTACCACATGAACATCTTCCAGAAGGCAGCACTCGCGTCGGCATTCGCTCTCGCACTCGGCGCACCCGCAGCAGCCGTCGCCAGCCCGCACCCCGCTCCCGCACAGGTCACCGTCGGCTGCACCATCGTCACTCCCACCGGCAACGCACCCTGCCCGCCGCCGATCGTCTCGACCAACGGCGATCAGATCGGAGGCGGCGCGAACAGCGAGCCGATCAACATGGGTGACTTGCCCTTCGACGGACCCGAGTACACCTACGAAGCACCGACCTACTTCGACGAGCCCGAGGCCGAAGAGCCGGCCGAAGAGCCGGCCGAAGAGCCGGCCGAAGAGCCGGCCGAAGACTGACACCTCACCCCGGTACTGATCCACACCAACTGAAAGAAGGTACACAATGAGCATCCTGAAGAACATGAAGACACATCTCGTAACCGCCGGTGCCCTCGTGGGCGCCCTGGCCGGAGCATCCCTCGTCGGCGCGCCCGCCGAGGCAGTCATCGTCGACGAGTGGGACAGCATCCGCATCGTCACCTGCACCGAGGCACGCACCAACCCGGTGGTCCTCGAGCGCACGAACCAGTACGGCAACGACGAGACCGATCACGTCGACATCATCGGCAGCACCTCGATCCCCGGCTGGAAGTGCGCGACCTGGGACTACACCGTCGCCGCTGACGGCGGGTTCGGTGGGCTCTCGGCGAGCATCGAGTCATTCAAGCCGGGTAAGATCTACTGCGCGATCTACCAGAACGGGCGGATGGTCAGCGAGTCCAGCGACATCGGCGGCAGTGGCGGCGAGTTCACCTACTGCATCTGATGCTGGGGCCTGACTACTACTACCCTCTTACCGAAGAGGAGTGGGAGTTCGAGTGCGAGATGCTCAGGCACTCCGAGTACTGGGGTGACCTGAGCGTCCCGCTCACGCCGGATGAGGAAGAGATCATCGACGAGATCTGGTAAAGGAGGACAGTGACGTACCCCACCTGGCCGGAGGTATATCCGACACTGAACCAGCCAGACCATGAGCACCACCTCGACTGGACGTTCGAGTGTGGTGCTCCTGGTTGTCGGTGGATGACCTACCACCGCAGCAAGGAAGGCGCTCGCACAGAGAAGAAGCGTCATCACGACAACGATCAGTGCCCGTACCTCGGTCCGGTGTACACAATAGGCGAGGAGGGCAGGCTAGTGGCAAGAGGACCGAGCATCTTGGAGAAGATGTGGGACGAGCTGGACCGTGTGACCAAGGGTATCATGGAGCAGCGACCCCGGTTCAAGAACGACGAGATGACCGCCGAGGAACTCGAGGGTTACTTCAAACTCCAAGGTCAGGCAATGGGGCTTGCCATCGCAATTCAGATGACGAGCGTCCCGCATTTCGCGAACGTCGGCGAGGTGAGCAAGTGGTCCCTCAAGCGATACCGCATGAACACCGGCGAGATTGACTTCATGGATACGCCAGGGTGTCAGGGGTACAACCCGATGCCTCCTCCGTCCAGGGAGATCAAGTCGGCGCGACCGCAGCCCAAGGCCAGCTCACCTGCGTCGGACCCCAAGACCGGCAAGTTCAAGGCGCTCAACGATGACGAGCGCCAGCACCTGATCAACATGCACGGCAAGGGCATTCCAGCCGGCCCGATCATGGGTATGCTGAAGATCTCGCAGGAGCAGTACGACCACGAGATCAGCAAGCTCTGACGATTTGACAAACTAGTACCGCGTATGGTACCATTCGCTTATCAACTTGAAGGAGGTCATACACTTGAGTAACCTGGAAGAGTACGAACACAAGGTGCAAGAAGCGGTGCACGAATACCTCGTGGCAGCCGGGGCTGGCGATGAGTCGCAGGTGATCGCTTGCATGATGATCTCGCTGCGACTGTCGTCTCCGTTCGAGAGCTCAGAGCAGTACCGATCGACACTGATCGGCGGCACTCACGCCGAGGCCGTCGGCCTGGCTGGGTACGCCGCTGGGTACCACACTATGCAGATGGGAGGGCCAGCATGAGACTGTTCGACTTCAAGGAGGAGCTGGTCAAGCTCGCCTGCAAGCATCGCTCGGGAACCGAGCCGGTGTATCTGGTGGACGCAGAGAACAACGAGGTATTCGAGCCCACCGGAGACTTCAAGCGAATCGACGGGAAGAACGTAGCACTCATCAAGCCGGTTGAGTGATGGCAAAGAAAGGCCCGGAGCTATGCATGTTCTGCGAGGCGGCACCCTGTGAATGCGATGGGGTCGCCAAGCCGAAGGCGAAGAAAGCAGCTCCAAGAAAGCGCGCAACAAAGGCAGCAGGAAAGGGAGCGCCTGCTAGAGGGGGAGAAACAAAAGAAGAAGTCCCGCAAGAAGAAGGCGGACAACCGGAACCAGCAGCCGAGGAGATGGGGTCCGACCTCTGGTCCGCTAATAGCAGGCCCGCCTCAAGGCGCTCCCGTCGTCGCGGGGGTCGACCCATTGCGGAGCTACGAGCAATACAAAATCTCAACATGGCAGGGCTACTCGACAGCGGTGAGCAGAGACGGTTCAGTGACTGTCTCTCCCCTCCCCTATCAGGAGGACTGGTCGCAGCACACATCGAAGGAGGTGACGAACATGTCGATAGATGGACTGAAGAAAGCGATAGCCCGTCTTGAGGAGCCACTCTACGACGTGCGCGAGCACCACGAAGCGTCTGGAGCTATCCCCATGCTCGTGGACTTCATGAAGAATCATGCACCTGACACCGGCACCACGATTGCGGTGAGGGAAGAGCTGGGCAGCGGACCCGTCGAGCGTCATCGTCAAGAAACTTCTGTCTATTCTGGTGGCATAACACTAACCACCACCAACGGCAGGCCCCAGTGCATCATGGGTCTGAGTAGGGTGATGCATACTGGGATCAACAAGAAGTTCATCGCAGATATGTACCCTCGCGCGTTCGGGCACGCAGCGAGTGTGCCCGTATTCTCCTGTGATCTTCTTCAGAATGGAGTCGAGTGGGTGCCGATGTCCAACCTGGCAATCAAGGGGATGATTGCCAGCGAGTGCTTCTTCGATTGGCCCGTGACTTCCGGCCGAGACATCTACGGCAACACCGCAACAGGGTATGCGCGCTTCCGTGCCAAGATCAACTGGGACAACAAGAGGTGCAAGATCATTGCACTGTGTCGCCCTACGTTCGAAGATCCCAAGCCTCCATCCGCTCCCATCCGGGTTGTTGATACGATCACGCTCAACATCGGGGAGTTCCCCCTGGACTTCTGGGTAACCTCCGACCTCCTGGTCAGGGGCTACCTCGCCGCCCTGGACGGAGTGATCGACCTGGGCATTGGCTTCGAGTACGATTGCAGCAAGTGTAACGTCAGCTACTCCGCACTCGACACAGCCAGTAGCGACCGTGCCCTGCTGTCCACGATGGGAGTCTGTCGGGTGTGCCTGGAAATGGAGCCCCCGAACTTCCCTGGTTCAGTACCTCAACCCTGGTAGAAAGAGAGATCATGCCCGAACCGATTTACGCCTGCACCCGCTGCGGCAAAGACCTTCCGAGAGATCAGCTCTCGAGTAAGAAGGTTCTGTTCGCAGGCATCGGCAATGCCACGACCGTGTTCAGGTCGAGGGTGGTCGACTGGCTGTGCGATTCCTGCCTCGGCAAAGACCCTGACTACAACTACCCGCGCGATGTCTCACGCGCAGAAAGGATGCGCAATGCCGCCGCTGCAGCGAGGGCCAGGGAAAAAGAAGAGCGACTTGATCAAGCGTAAGGGTCACGCGCCTGGCGTGTTCGGCCAGACTCGGCGGGCTTGGACGAAGGTCTTCACCACCCAGGCGGTGATGAAGCTCTTCCCCGAGCCTGGCGGAGTGGAGCCCGGACCCGATGTGAAGATCGAGGTTGGCAATCAGTTCGGCAAGACAACACTGGAGCTGACCGGGCTACGTGTCGATGAGCTCACCGCACTGAAGGGTGTGTTCGATCTTGCCTTCGCACACGCGTATCGCACCTGCGCAATCAGAGATGAGCACGCAATGCGGGCGCTCGAGAGTGGTGAAGCTGACTACTCGCGATCCTTCCGTGACCCGGCTGTGCTGTGGAAGCGGGAAGGTGAGCGATGGTCTGCCGAGTACGCTTACCTTGACGAGCGATGGGAGGGTCCGCACCCCGAGGTAGTATCCAAGTCACACGCACCTGTCGTGTACCAGACCACCGTTAGCCAAGACCTGGACGAAGACACCGGGTTCGCCGACTCTCCAGAGGATGACGATTAGAAAGGAGGCTTGATGTACAAGACAGGCTTCTGTGGCATCGGCCACTGCGAAGGCACTGCGCCGGTCAGTCCGTCCGGCAAGCCGATGAAGGTGTGCACCGCGCACGAGCTGTGCAAGTGTGAGTGTCATGCCAAGTTCGATCGCATGTACAAGATGGCAAACACGGAGCGAAGGCTCCACGAGAACCCCAACTACGTGCCGTATCAGTACCCGGACATGTCCGAGTATCTGACGCCCACAGTCGAACTCGAGGGTGCTTCATTGGCGGGGGGTGCACCGACACGCGTGCCCCGCGAACGTCCGAGCGAATCGGCTCCTGGCCTATTGGAATTGGCACCCGTCTACACCGGTACGCCGACCGGGCAGCGCCAACGTGGACAGCTGGAATCCGAAGTGCAGGCCGTGTGTCATCGAGCCATGATGGGCGAGTTCGACGAGCTCATGACGCCGCAAGCGATCGCACTGCTGATCAACCCGGACAACCCACCGAGCACCGGAGCTATCGGCGCAGTGTTCAATCGCTGGGAGACCATCGGCTACGCCAAGATTCACCGCAAGCCCTTGTACTTCCAGCACTACACCGTCGAGGGTATGCGCGATGGTCTCGAAGCCCTCCGACGAAAGGCGAAGTCACGATGAGCTTCGATGGCGACTACGACGAGTACATCAAGAAGATCGAGAAGGAGGACCGCAAGACCGAGCAGCGGGCCGAACGGTTCTTCAAGAAGAAGCGCAAGGCTCGAGCCAAGCGGAAGAGGACTGGGCGCTGATGGATGGCATGGATATGGCTGGCATGTTCGAGGCGATGGCCGAGACTGTCAAGGACCCGGCCTTCCAGGAGAAGGTCTTCGGTCACGAGCTCGACCTGCTCGTCGATGGCAAGACAACACTCGATGATGGCTCGGTCCTCGAGATTGAGTGGAACGACGATGGAGAGGGGGAGGTGATTCGACATGAGGCAGATACGGATTGAGCGAGGCGGTACTCATAGCCGTCCTGCGGCACACCGCTGGTACTGGAGGGTCAACGACGCCAGAGGAAACGGACAGGCCGAATCACCAGGCTCGTTTGATACACCAGAGCAGGCGATCGAATCACTGAAGGTTCTGTTCGTAGGCTCAATCGAGCCGTTTCAGTGGCTGATCGGAAAGACTCCGCGTGATCCTTCGTACGCGTTCACCTCATCTGTGAACAAGGCTCGCAATACCTACGAGGAGGTAACCAAGAAATGACACTCACCATTCCCCAGCCGCCTGACAATGTGGTCTGGTCCGGCACCGAGACCTTCGGTGACTGCAAGTACGTGTACGTCCGCTTCGAGTCGCACTCGGTTGCACACGGTGCGCCGCAGGAGATCATCGACATGATGGTCGAGCTGAACGCCATTCACAACAAGGGGCTCCGCGAGACCGGGCACGGTGCCTACGCCATACTCGTCAACCCCTGGGTGGCGGAACAGATCAAGTCGTACTGCAATGCGCTCATGTTCGGTGTCACGCGCAGCGGTGGAATCATGGACGAGGTGCGCTCGCGGAACTGGACTCCGATTCGTACCGCCGACCAGTCCGCGATAATCCGATGAGCTCGTTCCAAGAGGACATCATGACCTCCGAGGTGCACTTCCCGGCTCGGGAGTTCTTCTACACGGTGCAGCAGGTGGCCCTGATGCTGGACTGTTCTCGGTCGTACCTCGAGGAACGTGTCCTGTACTTCGCCGGCCGATCGACCGGCTCGATGAAGGGCAGGATCAGGGTCGTCAACATATCAGCCCCGGACGAGAAGCCTATCTGGCGCGTGTCGGAAACGGACTTCAAGCTCTGGCTCAAGACGAAGGGGATCAGGTTTAGCGAGCAGCGCAACGCGCGATTGATGGCAAAGAAACGTCCGCAAAGATTCGGTTGACAACGATCCGCATATGTAGTAATGTGTAGAGATCGGTAGGAATACCGATAGTAAAACAGCGAACCGATGAACCTGCAAGACAACAAAGAAATGAGTCTACCTACATGACTTCTTTGCAGCCCAGTCAGACGACTGGTACCGATGTCGTGTCTTGGGACGGTATGGAGACCGGCCTCGAGGACTTCGATACCAACGACCTGACGATGCCCCGCCTCTCGATCGACCATCCCGAGGCGGCATTCAAGAACAGTCAGACCGACGAGCTCTTCAACGAGCTCACCGTGATCCTCCTCGGCCTGCACAAGTCTCGCATCATGTGGGGCGAGATGAGCGACGGCGATGACCAAGACCCGCCGCTTTGCAAGTCGCCCGACATGCGCAACGGCTTTCCGAACATGGATACCGAGCTGCCCACGAGCAAGCAGTTCCCCTGGGAAGCTCAGGACGTCTACGGGCCGGACGATGCATCGCCTCTGTTCGTCGGGCCGGAACAGAACCTGCTCACGATGCCCAGCATCGGGTGCAAGGACTGCCACTTCAAGGAGTGGAACACCGACCCGTCGGGCAAGAAGCCCTGGTGCTCCGAGGAGTGGACCTTCCCCCTCCTGTACCAGGACCCGGAGGACCCCGAGGTCTGGGTGCCCGCCCTGTTCACCATCCGCCGGTCGGGTATCAAGCCGGCTCGTCAGTACGTCACGCCGTTCGCCTCCAAGAAGACTCCGATCTTCACGGTCGCAACCAAGCTCACGCTCGACGTGAACAAGCGTGGCATGGTGAAGTTCTGCACGCCGATCTTCACCAAGGTCGCCAAGACCAACCCCGAGTCCTACCAGGACTACTTCGATTCCTTCAAGTCGGCGCAGGGATTCCTGCTGCAGTACCCGATGCCGAGGGATGACGAGGACAAGGAAGCAGCTGCCGCGAAGGCTGCTGCCACCGTCCCGGACGGCGACATCGAGGGCAACGTCATCGACGCTGACGTGGTGCCGGAGGAGCCGACGCCGACTCCGCAGCCGGAACCGACACCGACTCCCACCCCGCAGCCAGCGCAACCGGCACCGCCGCAAGCGCAGACTCGGGTCCAGCCGGAGCCGACGCCCGAGCCGACCCCGCCCTCACCGCCTGCCGAGGAGCAGGTCATCTCCACCAAGGGCAAGGTCAAGCCTCTGTCGAACACCGCACCTGCCGCAGGCACTGTGCAGATCGACGAGGACGAAGAACCCCCCTTCTGATCGAGCTTCCCCTGCTAGGGTGCCAATCACCCGTCGATCAGAAGGGCCAGGATAGTAAGGGGGCTGCTACTGTGGTTGCAGCCCCCTTACTATGGTGCCTACAGGAAGGAACAACACATGCCCGACGAAGACCTGCCCGAAGAGTTCCGGCAAGCATTGCAATTCCAGAAGTTCCAACAGAAGCAGTACGAAGAGAACGCGCGCAAGAAGGAAGAGAGTCACAACGCTGACCTCGCAGCCTTCACGTCGTTCATCGACGAGCTCACCGATGACCAGATGGATTTCCTGCACGAGCTGATCGGCGAGCTCGGGCAGATGGCGTACGCCTTCAAACTTCAGGGCATCATCGTCGGCGCGCGGGTGTACCGGCGAGGCCGCATGGTGGACGGGCAGACTTACGAGGCGGCCCTCGGCCTGGGTGGAGACGACGACAAGCCCGGCGACCACGTCTTCGACAAGATAACCAAGGCGATCGACGAGCTGCCCGAGGCCGAGCCGGAGTTGGAGACCGAGGACATCGAGTATGCTGGTCCACTCGAGGGAGAGTTCTTCGAGAGCGACATTGCCGATCTTCCCGAACCGCAGCCGAAGCTGAAGTCGGTTCCGCCTGCGCAGGAGACTCAGACCTACAACTTCAATCACGGTGTGGTCGGGATAAAGACCGGCAAGCAACCGCTGATGTGCAGCAAATGCGGCAAGCCATACGCCTCGATCGCGGACATGCGAGAGCACATCGACCGCGACGGGGGGTGCAAGGGATGCCAGAACAAGATGAAATGGGGGTGAAGTTTGTTCCGAAAGAAGAGGACGTACACCGTACCTACAAGGCCTACCGCTATCGTGAGGCAGGTCTGTCCGAAGTCTGGAACACTTCTGTCCCCCGAACAGTTAGTGAAGCAATCGCCTACATCGACTGGGTCGAGCGGCACTTCCCTGACTGTCGCATTGAGTTCATCGAAGGCACCAACGATCTCGGTGAATCAGTTCCAATCAAGTGGGAGATCCTCAGTGACAACGGTGAACGAACGCCCTTCGTCAGTACCCTTGAGCGCGGGCTTAGCCGAGCAGCAGAATAAGATTGCCGGCGTTACTGGCCCACGCAGCCGAGGCTCCCTTGACTACTGGATTCGTCCCGAGATCGAACTCAAGCCCTACCAGGAGGAGGGCGTCCGGTGGCTGAAGAACAAGAAGGGCGCGATCCTCGGCGACGAGATGGGTCTCGGCAAGACAATCCAGGCGCTGTTCACCTTCGGAATGCACATCTGGTCGTCGGTAAAGAAAGACCCCGAGAAGCGGTGCGTTATGATCGCTGTCGTGCCAGCTTCCTTGCGTATGAACTGGGCCGATGAGATCGTGAAGTTCACTAAGCTCGACTACTGCGTGGCGACCGGCACACTCATTGATCGCTTCAAGCAGATCGAGGAGTTCAAGCGCATTGACAACCACAAGATTCTGGTCATCAATTACGAGGCGCTCGAAGATCACATTCAGCAGCTCAACTCGCTGAACATCGACTACCTCGTGGCCGACGAAGCTCACATCATCAAGAACCGCGAGACCAACGCGTACAAGAACATCAGCCAGCTGGCCTCCGGTCGTCGCCTCGCAATGAGTGGGACGCCGATGACCAACCAGGTGGACGACCTGTGGACCCTACTCGACTGGGTGACCCCCGGTCAATGGGGCACGTTCGCAGGCTTCAAGGCGAAGTACTGTGTGCTCGGTGGGTTTAATGGCAAGCAGGTGACGGCAGTCAAGAATGAACGACAGCTGGCAGCGCGTCTGTCGCAGGTCATGCTGCGTCGTGAGATCGACAACGTTATCGACCTGCCTGAGGTACAGATCATTAAGCGCATGGTGTCGCTGGTAGACAAGCCGCGTGAGATGTACAACTACCTGGCCACTGAACACAAGCTACAGAAGTACGTGCCCTCGTTCACCGACGAACAGGATGAGGCGCTCGAGTGGCCGATGGTTAGACAGCTGCGGCTGCGCCAGATCTGTGCATCTACATGCACGCTGCTCCCTGACTGGGACGAGTCACCTAAGCTAGACCTTGCCATCGAGGATGCGTGCGAGATACTGGACAACGGACACAAGCTCATTGTGTTCACCCAGTTCATGCCGATCATCACCGCTTACATGCGGCGTCTCGAAGAGGCTCGACCCGGCACGCCCGTCTACCAGATTCACGGCAAGGTAAACAAGGACAAGCGGCAGCAGGTGGTGAAGGACTGGACGGCGGACAAGGAGCCGGGAGTCATCATTGGGATCATCAAGGCTATGGGTGTGGGCTTGAATATGACTGCTGCTAATCACGGGCAGTTCATCGGCAAGGAGTTCAGTCCCGGCCTGAACGACCAGTGTGTCGGTCGTATGCGCAGGGTTGGATCGGAGCATCATCCTTCGATTCAAGTGTTCGACTACATGGTGAAGAACTCCGCCGAGTACCGCGTCGAACAGATCATCAAAGACAAAGAGTTCTCGTTCGATACCATCATCCGCAATGGAGCTAAGGGCTCCGTGGACGCGAGCTTCATGGAGAAGCTCAACGACGCATTGGAGGGCACACTGTGATTCGTACCGTACTGGTCAATGTAGGAAAGCTGTTCGAGGACCGCAACAAGCGGGTGCTCGACCTCTTCGAGCAGCGCCTCATGGACCTGGCTGTAGACAGCCGCGCGCAGATGGCGGCCTCCAAGGACAATGTCACCAAGGTCTCCAAGGAGAGTAAATCGAAGGTGAAGCTGGATGAGGCACTATCGGCCTACGAGGTTCACAAGGCCACCGCCAGGGTGGTCGATTCGCTACAGAAGGACCTCAATGCCATCATGCAGCGAGTTCATGCGGGGGCATGAGGGCTGCGGGCTGCGCGTGGAAACGCAGGGGTTGCAAGTTTCCGCGTGATCGGTACGCGGAGATAACCCCAGCTCGTATCGAGTATCATGCAGGTGTGTTTCAGTTCACATACTGGATCGAGTATGACAGGCACTACAGGAATGCGCCGTCTCAGATACGAACTCGATCCATATGCGAGAACTGTGTGGATCAAGTAGAAGTCCTTGCCGAGAGCGACATCAAGGAATCTGTCTTGATAGACAGATACTACGAAAGAAGTGACCGTGAACATCGCGCCAGAGAACGACAACCTGACGACCGACCAGGTGGCGGCGATCCTGCTGGTGACAGTCAACCACGTTCGGGAGTTGGTGAAGGCGGGGAAGTTCCCGAACGCCCACCGTCCGGGCAAGGGGTACCTGATCCCACGCCAGGACGTGCACAACTACATCGTCAGCCGAGAGAAGGAGACCCAATGAGTAATGCAGTATTCATCGACCTCGAGACCACCGGCCTGAACCCGGTCACAGAGGAGATCATCGAGTTCGCCATCGTGGTGGTGGACACAACGACCTGGACGCCGGTCGAAGGCAAGACTCTGTCGGGCATTCTCTATACCCCGCAGGTCGTCCAGCGCCTAGCCGACAACAGCTTCGTCAAGCCTGTGCGTGAGATGCACAACAAGAATGGACTGTTCCCCAAGCTGCGCGGGTTCATGGAGCGCAAACTCCCGACCCGCGAGTACGAGGAGATCGAGACACGCATCCTCGATGCTATCAGCGGGTTCCAGATCAAGGGCCTGCCGGTGTGGGGTAGCTCGGTGCACTTCGATCGCAAGTTCCTCGAGCAGAAGATGCCCAAGCTCAACGAGTATTTCCACTACCGGGTGGTCGACTCGAGCTCGGACATGGAGCGACTCAAGGCAACGCGTCCTGAGCTGTGGAAGAAGATCGACACCGATCCTACGAAGTACGTCAGCCCGCCCGACAAGGCAACACACCGCGCGCTCGAGGATCTCATGCACTCCATCGACATGGAGCGCCGCATAGAGAAGTGGATCACCGGCCCAGCGGCTGCGTGCGCTGACCTGACGGGAGCCTGAGTGGGAACCACAATCGAGTTCAACAACGCAACGCTTGCGGATGCCTTCAAGCGTGCGAATATCGTGGCCCCGACTCGTGGTCGTGACTTCGATCTGTTCAAGGGGTTCGTTATCGACGCCAATCCGGTCGATGAGTACGTAACCCTGAGGACAACCAACGGCTCGCTGTACTACACCGAGTTCCTCTACCCCCTCTCCATCGAGTGCGAAGCCCCGGTCACCTGGCGGGTGTCCTCGATCTCGACTCATGGCATCGTGACTGCACTTCCGCTGTCGGGCAAGTCCAAGTTCATTGACGAGGGCGGCAAGCTCCGCATCACAAGCGGACGCATGAGGGCTAGCACACCCTTCCTCAGGGGTGGCGACTACCCGAGTCGCGAGGAGTTCATGTTCGATCCTGACGGAATGTACCCAACAAAGGGTCTCGGGGCTCGAATGGAACTGATCGGGTGGGGAGTGAACAATGACGGCCTTCCGCCCAGGGCCGGCCTCTACATGGCCGAGGAGTACCTGTGCTCCTCGAACGGCAAGGTCGCCATGCGGGTGCCGAACGACTACAAGTTTGCAGACGGACGCAACAATGTAGTGATTCCTTATCACCTCATAGGCCCGATCCTGCGCTCTATCGAGGAGTGCGAGGTCGGAGTGCTCGGTCCGAACCTCGTCATCGCTCCGACTGAGGACATCTACATCAAGTGCTCGTTGTTCGAGGAGAAGTTCGACCCGGTCAGTCGAATGATGGACAAACCGCACGAGGACTCGTGTTCGTTTGACAAAGAAACTATCGTCGGTGTACTATCTAGGGTGTCGAAGATCGGCTCGTCTGATCGGCAGATCGCACTAGACGTGTGGATCGCCGGAGACATGCTGACACTCGCAATCAAGGACCGCGACTCTGCCGAGGAGATCGAAGAGTCCCTGATGCTTGAGGTTGAATCGACTCATGATCCGGTGAAGTATCTGTTCTCACTCGAGACCTTCACCGATGTCGTCTCCAAGGCGCCAGGCAAGACAATCACACTGCATTACAACCCCTCTAAGACCACGTCGATGGTCAAGTTCACGGCAGAAGAGGGGTTCGAGGCGTGCGTTATGCCTCGCGTTGACATTCCGAAAGACAGGGGCGACAAGTAATGGTTGAATTGCTGCGGAAGTTCTACATCGCAGGTCCGATGACCGGCATTGAAGGGCACAACTTCGCCAAGTTTGACCTGTTCGCCAAGGAACTGCGCAATCAGGGCTACGATGTGGTCAGCCCAGCAGAGGTTGCGCGCACACTTCCCGGCGAACCCGGCGATCTGCCCTACCAGGACTACGTTCGCGCCGATCTCAAGGCCATGCTGGAGTGCACCGACCTCGTCCTCATGCCTGGCTGGGGTGCTTCGCGGGGGGCGAAGATGGAACTCGACATCGCAGTCTTTCTGCACATGCGTGTATGGAAGATCAACGAGACCTTTAAGCTCGTGCGCACACAGTACGGAGACACTCGTGTCTAATGAAGATGAGTTTGAGCAACGCGTTCGAGAGATCGCCCTGAATATGCCCGACGAGTACCCGCAGGGATATGCAAGATTCCTTGCGGAGAAGGAGGTGAACAGTGGGATACCCGAACATCGTGGCAGCGGCACTGAATCTCAACCCTGAGCCGTGGGCAATGGGAGATGTTCAGGTCATCACCAAGGGTCGCAAGCCCTGGCCTAAGGTGACACCGAACAAAACCCTCAAGTCCTACCAGGACGCGCTGGTTGCGGAGCTACTCGAGGGCGGTGCGGAAAGTCTGCCGGGTCCGTACTACTCAATTCGGTACTCGTTTAGCCGACAGCGTACTCAATACGAGACGCGCTCGAAAACTGTAACCCGCAATTGGGCCGATGTGACCAACATGCAAAAGGGAACGGAGGACGCCCTGCAGGGGGTGTTCCTGCCCAACGACCGCGCGGTCATCCAAAACATGTCGCGCCTGGTGTCGTCGCAAGAGATTACGACTTGGCCCTATGTGGTGATTGAGATACGCCACAGCATCGAAGGCTTCCGTCCGAAGGAAACAGCGATCTGTCCGATCGAAGAACTGTTCTCCCCGGAGGGACAGGAGGCATGGGAAGCCATGCTGAAGAATGAGCTCGGCGGTGGAGAAATCGCCAACAACGAGTGGGAGCCCTGATGCCGTACTCGAAGCGCGATCGACTTGGAATGTTCTTGCAACGCTTCGAGTTTCTGCATCGGTGGCTACTGGCTCCCGAGGGTGACGTAATGCACGGCATCTACAAGGGGCAGAAGAGATACCTCAACAGGATCAACGGACACGTTGTGATTAAGGAGAAGTAAGAATGACATACCCCACCCATGATCAGGCCGAGGCGTTCTTGGCAGGTCAGCCCGTCGACCATCTGTACAACCACCAGACGGGGCAGCTGACCACCGAGGGCGAGTCGCTGATCGCCACAGCGCTGGACCTGATTCAGGCCTGCTGCTGGACAGCGACCGATGCCCACGGCTTCCACGAGGAAAACGGCGAGCCCCGCAACTTCGGCCTGGTCACCGCACTACTCCACTCCGAGGTCAGCGAAGGCCTCGAATCATGGCGCGAGAACGAGCCGCCGCTTTGGTTCAATGACAAGAAGGTCGGCGTCAAGAAGGATGAGGCTCGTCATCCCGACCCGTACAACTCCGATGGCACCATCCGCAAGGCCGAAGGCATCTTCTCCGAGTTCGCAGACATCATCATCCGCCTCGGAGACTCGGCCGAGGAGCTCCAGCGCTCCGGTGCCAACGCCTCACTGGCGGAAGCGGTGATCTACAAGCTCCGCTATAACCAGTCGCGCCCCTTCAAGCACGGCAAGATCGCATGAGAGAGGCGTATCTGATCCTGGTGCCCGGCACTTCAGAGACGCATGACGCTCCGAGCCCATTGCCGCCTACCGGGATGACCAAGCTGATCAGCTCCGCGCTCGGTCGCCTCATGGAGACGGACCACAAGTGGGCAATCACGCACTGGTCTGTGCCGTACACCTCGGGATACGGCGACAAGGCGAGCTACGAGAGCTCGGTTCACAAGGGCGTGACAAACCTGCGCAAGATGCTCAGGGCCATCCCGCCGAATGTCCCAGTCTTCATCGTGGGATACTCGCAAGGTGCCACAATCGGCGGAGACGTGTTCATGGAGTGGGTTCTGGACAGTCACCCGGACCCCGAGCTCGACAACAACCTCGTCGCCTACTACGGCATCTCGGACCCGCGCCGCAACCACAACGACAAGGTCGTCGGCCCGGACCCTGGCGGGCAGGGTATCACCGGGGAGCGCGGAGACTGGCGCTGGGCACGCGGGCGGGTGTTCCAGTTCTGCGCACCGGGCGACATCATCGCCAGCTCGGACCCAGGCCTGGACCTGTTCCAGGAGATCAGCGTGTTCACCAACAAGTTCTGGGTTGGTGACGTGCTCGGCTGGGTTGGGTACTCGCTGTCCGTTCTCAACAGTGCGAGCTTCCAGAAGAAGATTCGCGACGAGTACGGATACAAAGGCTTGGGCGGCTACCTGCGATTCAGGTCCAAGCTCAAGCGCACTATTGACCGGGGGATCAAGTACATAACGAGCAACGTGCACACTTCGTACGGCAAGTACAAGGTGGACGGCGTAACGGTCCCCGAGTGGATCGCCAACGACATCGCACGCAAGCTCGCAGACATGGAACCCAAGGAGCTCTAGTGAAGATCAACCTGATTGTCGAGATCGACGAGCCGAAGATCGACCTCGACCATTACAAGTGCTCGGAGACTCCGATCACAACCCCGGAAGAGGCCGTCAAGTACGACCTCGACATGTTCGAGGCTGGCGAAGTGGCGCTCGAAGATGTCATCTACAACTTCGGTGGCGATGTCACCGTAAAGGTCTTGTCTGTTGACGAGATCGCAACCAACACAGGAGGTAACTGAAATGATTGTCACCCTGAAGATCAAGGTCGAAGAAGGCGCCATCACCCTCGATGACGACCTGCTCGAGGACCTCATGGCCGAGAACGACATCGAGGACACCGACGAGCTGACCACCGACCAGAAGGTGGAGGTCGCGACCGCTACGCTCGAGGACTTCCTCGACAGCGAAGGTCCGGAGATCACCGAGTCGCTCACCGACTACCTCGGTGGACAGGTCGCCGAGTTCAAGCTCGTCGAGCTCGAGATCGAAGAAGACGAAGAGATCGAGATCGACGACTAATCGCGCTGGGCGGTGTGTAAAGTGGAAGTTGAGGGTACACACGATCCGGTAGGGGCAAGGCCGGCACATACCACTTATAACGAGAAGGTGATATGAAGATTCATCAGATCTGGCACGGCGATTCCGTCGAGATGTGCCAGCGCTTCAAGGAAGAGTCGGTGGATTGCATCATCACTGACCCACCCTTTGGGGTAGACAACCTCTCCAACATGGCCGTCACGGAGGGCGGCAAGAAGTATGCACGCAAGATCGCCAATGACGAGTCCCCCGAGATCGCAATCAAGGTGTTCAAGGAGGTCATGTCGGTCCTGCTCACCAAGACCAAGCCCGACTGCGACCTCTACGTCTTCACTGCGTACCAGGTCCTCTCGGACTGGCTGGTCATGCTCGACGAGTTCTGTGCGCAGTTCGGCTTTGTTCGCAAGGCTGTCCTGGTATGGGAGAAGGATGGCCCTGGAATGGGCGATCTTGAATCATGGGGACAGGGTCATGAGTTCATCATCTTCTTCAAGAAGGGTCGTGCGCCTCGCTACGCCAAGCGGCGCAACGGTGTACTGCATTTCTCGCAGCTCCGGCCGAATGAGCTCATTCATCCGCACGAGAAGCCACCGGCTTTGCTGGAGACTCTTATCAAGCATTCCACCCGGGAGGGTGCGTTCCTCGTGGACCCCTTCGGTGGGTCAGGAAGCCTCGTGCGAGCCGCTCGCAACTGTGGTCGCAATGCCGTTGCGATTGAGCTAGACGAGCGCAACTTCCTCGAGTCCGCTAAGAAGCTGGAGGAAGAAGGCGATGACATGTTCGCCGACTTTGCGTGAGTGCTGTGACAAGGTAGTCATGGCACGCGAGACCGAGAATGAGGGTACTGTAGTTCAGTGCCCCGTCTGCGGCTCGCACTGGAAGCGCATGTCGGGCTGGAAACAGCTCGGCGTGTTCGAGATCGAACGACTAAGAAAGATGGGGAGGCTGTAATGGACTGGTTGACGTGGGGCGTGGTTCTCAAGCTGAGTGTGCTGATGCTGGTCGCTGCGATCTGTGTCGGCCTAGCAGTCAGCGCCTGGAAGTAAAGGTGAAGTAATGTTCAAGCGAAGCAAGCATCGTAAGCACTGGTGGACCTCACCGGAGAAGCGAGCCCAAGTAATGCTCGGCGCCCTCATGCAAGAGTATTTCTGGGACATCGTGGAGCGCCGCGCCGCATTCGTGGGTTGATCCCGCGCCGGTATGCTAACGTATCGGCACACGCCTAGCACCACCTACAAGGAGAACGCAGTGACTGAACCGCAGTTCAAAATGCCCGCTGGTCCCAACGAGTTGCACCCGGTACGAGGTGGCATGGATCAGGAAGGATTCCAGGACTTCCGAGCCAAGGCCCCGACACAGACCGCCTTCGAGCAGCACCTCCAGCAGACGGCATTCCAGTCGGAGCAGAAGGCGAAGGCCGATGCGCAAGCTGACGCCGATGACTTGCTCAACGGCGAGGAACCCAAGACCGCATTCGAGCTGGAGATGTCCGGGGGGCGCCGCCCTTTAGGTGCAACGGCATCTGCGCAGCCCTCGCTCTTCGACCCGACAGAACCGGAGAGCTCTGCGACTGTGGAGAAGGAGAAGAGTTCGACGCCGGAACAGCCGACGCCCCCGAAGCCTCCTTCAGTCTCGTCCCCGAAGAGTGGACCCGACGCGCCCTCTGTGTAGGGTATCACGACCCAGACGCGTTCTTCCCTGGCCGGGGACAAGCGGCCCGCGCTAATCGCGCGAAGAAGATTTGCATGAGCTGCCCCGTTAAGCTCGAGTGCCTCGACTATCGCGAGCGCACTGGTTCGACCGATGGCATATGGGGCGGCATTACCACGAAGAGGGGAAGCAAGTAGTGGAACTCAGAACTATCTCGGCATCCTCCATCCAGGTGTTCGAGGGTTGCACCTTCAGGTACCACGCCGAGATGGTTGAACGTACGCCGAGCCCAGGGGGTAGCTCGGACCCAGCTAAGCTGGGCACCGCCGTGCACGATTCACTCGAGCGGATTGTCGATGAGGTGTTCATCAGCAAGACCCGCGAAGAACTAGACTGGAATGTACTCGTTGCTTACTTCAAGCAAGAGTTCATGAAGCAGTTCATGCGCATTCCGGATTCCAAGGATGACCTGTACAACGACGGAATTGAGATGCTTGAACGCTGGTTCGGGCGCACCGACCTCGACAAGGTTCAGGTGCTCATGGTCGAGCGCAAGATTCGGGTCACAATCAAGACCTCCATCGGAGAGGTACCGTACACCTTCATCTTCGACCGCCTCGATATGTTCGAAGAGAACGGTAAGACCATCGTCCGCGTGGTGGACTACAAGACTTGGCGTCAGCATCTCACGCCACAGGGTCTGCGACAGAAGGCGCAGGGTCGACTGTACGGGCTGGCCATCATGCTGGCCAAGGCTGAGATCGCGAAAGAGCTGGGGTTCGAGCTCAACCCAGACGAGGTCTGGGTGTGCTTCGATCAGCTCCGATACGATCCCGTCGAGGTGAAGTTCACCCGCGACGACAACGTCGCCACTTGGAAGTATGTTCGCAAGGTGGCCGAGCGTATCATTGCCGAGCCGGCCCCCGGCAAGCGTACGCTCAATTCGGAATGCCAGTTCTGCGTAGTGAAAGCTACGTGCCCCGTTCTCACAAAGAACGTACAGGCGGGCGGGGTCATGGCTCTGGCTGGCGACCGTAACGAGATGGCGAAGCGGTACATGGAACTTGAGGGAGCCCAGAAGGCCATCAAGTATGCCATCGAAGAAGTGATGGAAAAGCTGCTCGAAGATGCAATGGAGAACGACGAGATCGAATACGATACGGATGACTACCACGTCGTGTTTAAGTCGTCTCGCCGGAAGTCTTACGATCCAGCGACGGTGCGAGAGATCATCGGGGATAACCTCTTCGCTTCACTCGGTAAGATCAACAACAGTGAAATCGACAAGCTCTTGAATGGCAACGCCCTGAACGCAGCCCAGAAGTCCAGGCTACGATCGTCCGTCCAGGAGAGCATCGGCGAGCCCAAGCCAAAAATTGTGCAACGGCTCATCAAGGAGTAGTAATGAACTGGTACACCGTCGTACTCTATGCCTGCATCATTGGAGGCATGTTCGTCCTTGGCACGTTCCTTAACCGGGCATTGGGGGTGACAGTTATGAAGAAGTATTGCAGCCACTGTGGCCGAATCGAGGGTACCGAGAAGCCGTGCACAGAAGAAGCGGGCCACGACTTCAGCCGCCGTGGCCCGCTCGTTCGAGACGATACCCCCCGGCCTCGCCATCAACTGGATTCTGAATACTAGGTCCGACGCACCGCGTACATCCGATCGAGTATCGGATCAGCTTTATCGGGAGGGAGAAGGTCGGCTGCTGCCTGGATGATGTCCACGTACAGCTCGCCCTTCTCCCTTTCCTTCTGCAGCAAACCGTTCAGCTGCTGGTTCCACTGATCATTGGTCTGCCAAAGATCTTTCCACGCCCCACCGATTGTGGCCTGAGCTGAGGCCTCCTCGTTCTGGGATGCGGCCTCATCCTTGCGCTTTACCTGTCTGCGTGTTGTAACGAACTTGATTGCTTCGATGACACTCGCGGCAAGCCCCCCGCCAAGCAGCAAAGTGATGATGTCATTCACTCCTCAGCTCCTTGCAGTCGTGTCCATTGCACTGTTCAATTGGACGCTGCACCTCCTCAAGCGCTCCCTTGATCTCGATGGACCGGAGCACTAGATATACACCGAAGGCAAACAGGGCGAGCGTTGCCCATGTGGTAGGTGGTCCACCGTTGGACTTGATTACCCCGTATGTGTACACTGCGATCACTGGAATCAGAAGCCAGGTTCCGAATCGCTCGATCGCGAGTGACGTCTGCACCTTCGATGGTAGCGGATCAGTGTCCGCATGGAAGTACATGCCGATGAGTACCGACAAGCATCCGATCAGCTGCATCGAAGCGAACAGTATCCCGGCAACCATGTTGCCGTCTGTCGTCTCTGTGAACGACGCAGGCCAAGTCCTGTATGCGAAGGTGAGTATGGCGGATATGACTCCCGCGATACAGATGAGTCTATACAGCGGGTATGAGCCTGAAGCAACGATCCTCGTGTGACCAAATACAGCTCGTATTGTCTTGCGAAATGTACCTGCGCCAGCACGTATGGCGCGCTTCATTCTCTCCATTGATCCTCCAGGCTTGCTCTGTTAGCGCACACCACTGCCAGGAGGAGGTACGATCCCATTGGCGGGTAAGCTGTTGGTGGCGCTCCATTCATGATGTCAATGAAGAACGTGATGGAGAAAGTTCCCCACACCATACACATCGTTCTCATTGTCCATGACACGTACTTAGACCACCTCAACCTCCGCGAAGAAGCGATCATGGTAAGCACAGCGATAATGATTACCGCAACTCCCCAGGACTCTGGGGCTCCCGGCACTGACGAGGCACTCCTGCCTGGAGGCCACAGGCTATCGCTAAACCAGAATGTCAGTAGACCGTAGTAGGTAGCGAACAGGCAAAGTGCGTAGGCCTCGATCACGAGAAAGACCCGCATGGCGTCTACCTTGTCGCGGGCCTCCGGGACTTTCTTGAATGGCCCAACCCCCCTGGCCATTCCCTACCCCTGCGCGTCGAGCTTGCGCTGGATGTCTTTGAGGATCACCTGGTTCTCGGCGGCGATGGCAGCCGCATTTCCGGCCAGGCCGAGGACGGTGTCGCCCTTGCGCTTGCTGTAATCGTCGAAGCCCCGGCCTGCCTTGGGCAGTCGATAGGTGAGCTCGAAGATCACGGTCGCGAGGCCCTCAACCACCGTCTGGGCGGTGACGTTCTTGCCCTTGAAGATGCTGAAACGGTTGCCCTGTTCGTCGGGCTGTGGAGCCAGGCCGGTCCACCCGTTGTCGCCTGGTCCTCGGAGCTGGATGCGAACATCCGATGCATGACTCACGGTTCCTCCTTCGTTCGGCACCGGCTTGGGAGCTGGCGCTGGAGCGGGCGCGGTGCCCGCGTACCTCGCGTCCCGCAGCAGCGGAGCGAAGTCCTTCTTCTTGCTCGGGTTGTACTCGTAGGGCATGTACGAGACATGGAGATGAGGGTCAACATTACCGTTGGTCAGCTTCGACCCGTTGACCCGACCGATCTTCTGTCCGGCAGAGACCCTGGCTCCTGGCCTGACCCAGCTCTCGCGAATAATGTGGCCGTACTCGAACACGCCACTGCCCTGCGAGTTGTCCGAATCAACCACGATCCAGCCTGCCGGGTCCGGGCCACCGTAGCCGATCGCTGCGCCCGAATGCAACACCGTGCCAGCCTGTATGGCATACACGTCCCATCCGGCGGCGGTACCGTTAGAGGCTCCGAAGTCGATTCCGTAATGCACTGCGTTGTCCCACGCGCGCCAACCGAACGGACTGGTTACCACGTACCCTTTCTTCAGGGGGTGGTAGCGCGTGGTCATTGCGGGTACCCGAACAGCTGACGCTGGTTGTCAAGCCAGTCTGCGCTGTTCTCGTCTTCGCCCTGACGCATACCTCGGCAATCATTGCGGAACTGGGTGATGCCGTAGGTCTTGCCGTTTGCGTAACCAGGATCCCACTTTCCTTCAATGGATGTGCCCTGGTGAAACTTCACCCGGTCGAACTGGCCGGGGCGACCGAGCACCTCCATCGTTGCAACGGAGAGGCGCTTGGCCGACTCGTACTGAACCTGGGCCATCGGCTCGACGCCGGGGTACTGAACTTCGCAACCCAGGACTTCCCGATTGAAGAGCCCCGTTCGCGGAAGCGGCGCAGTATCCCAGCCGCCGCTCGCACCAGCGTGGTTCGCAGGGTTCGCAGCGATGACGCCAAGGTCTCCGTCATACATGATGCAGAAGTTGCAAAGCGGACCGGGAAGGTCCCAGCGTCCGTCGATGAGGATCTGGTCGATGTTGACATTGCGACCTCCGGCAGTGTGGTGAATAACGAGGCCCTTGTATGCGGGCGACTGACCGTTACCTCGACCTTCCCAGCCCCGCGTGTAGACGGACTTGCCGCCAAGCTCGACAAACCTGCGCGCGATGGCGCCGACGATTGCGACTCCGTTCACTTGCGGTTCTCCTTCTCGATCAAGTGCTGTTCGAGTTCGACCGGAGTCATCTCGCGAACGCCGAAGCCCTGTTGGTATTGGGACTCGTCGGGCATCTCGAAGTCATCCGGCACGCTGTAGTCGCAGGCAGGATCGCGGTCGAGCTGTCCGTAGACACGTATGCCACCGCCGTCGAGCTCGCTGGTCTCGATCTCGACATCGTCGTAGAACTCTCGCGGATCATCCGTCTCGCTGGCTACCGACGAGATGTGCTGGCGAACGTGATCCTCGGTCTCGGGGTACGAGTCCGGCTTGTAGTTGTTTCTGTGATAGACGATCATGTCTTTGTCCTAGCTGTTGATAGAACAATCGCGGATCAGGGAGGGGACCTGATCCGCGATTGTTCGGTACCTCTTGACTAGTACAGTCCGGAGGCGTTCGGGGGCTCGTCGACCACTGAACCCTCGACCACGCGGACGACAGTGCCGTCACCGGAGGTGTTCACGTTCTGGCTGGCGATACCTGCGGCGCTGCCGCCCAGGATGAGGGACAGCAGGGGCATCAGGTTCTCGAGATGCTGCGGGCTCCAGCCCGCGACGTAGATCAGGAGTCCGGCGTTCACGAGGTTCAGCACCAGGTAGATCGCGCGTCTTGCGAACTCCTCGGTGCGGGTGTACTGGAACACCAGCTGGATCAGCGAGGTTACTGCACCGCCCCAGAAGAGCGCGGTGTTGTTGTCGAGCGCTCCGTACAGAACGAGAATGCCCATCGTGAGCGGAATGAAGTAGTACAGCAGCGCGATGAAGTCGTTCTTCGAGCGAGCGTTGAAGATGTTCGGCGGGGCAACCGGCACCGAACCGGGAGCCTGTGGCAAGTTGTTGGTCATACTACCTCCTGGTAAGATCTGCTCATGATAGCAGGCGTTAGTACCACAGGTCAAGCATTACCCTCTTCGCTGGCGTACATTACCTCCTCGGGTGCCACCTCTGGGGACTCGGGCTCTGGCTCCTGCTCCACGATCACCGGCGGCTGGGGTGAAGGTCCACGGAATCCGCCACCACCTCCGGGGATGAGGTTCATGTTCTCGTCGAAGGCTTCGGCGGTGATGAAGTCATCTCCGAACTCTTCGTGCCCACGCGTCAGGCGAATCGCCACACCCGGCAGGCTATCGAAGTAAACCATTTTCTGTTCGATCACTTCACACTCCTAAGGTGATAGTAGAACTCCATTGAAGTAACAGGTGTGTCCACCTGCATCTGCGGTCATGTAGTCGAGACGTGTCGCACCCCAGCCGGGAGCTACACGCTCGCCTACAAGGCAGTACTTCCTGAACTTGGCAACCTCTTGTATCTGTGTGCGTGCTGCAGTGCTGCCGCCGTTGGTAATCTTCGACATGCGCATGGGGATGGTTGTCGAGAGTGCGCCCTGCCCGTTGTAGAGTACCGGCTCCAGAACTGTAGACGCACCAGACGAGAGGCTGACTGTGTAGCCATAGAAACCGAACTCAAAGTCCCACCACCCCTCGTAGGGGATGGCGAACTCGCCGCGTGCAGCATTGAGCGTAGAGCCGGCGAGTGGTTTGCACGACTCGCTGTAAACTGCAGTCTGGAATGTGGTCGTCGGCACCTGTGCGTTTACCACCTGAGTAAGGTTGGCAACCGTAGTTCTACCGAAGCGGAATCCCTTGCCGAGCACGATGTTTCCGCCGGGAATGTCTGACCAGTTGTACGATGCGACACTCGCAGGCTGCTGCCAGCCGAGGAAGCCTTGGTTCTCCGCGAAGCCCGAGAACCCATGCTTGCGGTAGTTCGCACCGATCATCCCTGTGCCAGGGTCTGGGTAAGCTATCTCGACCTGACCGTTGACCACGACCGAGATGTTGCCGGGGCCAGCGAGCGATCCGCAGCGGAGGGAGATGGCATCACCTGATTTGATGTTTGCTACGTCACCTGTACCCACCGAGGTCATCACTCCATTGACAACTCGGTAGAGCGTGAGACCACCTGTGCGTGTGATACGCACTGCCCAACAGTTCAGAGGAGTGGTGTTGACGCCGTTGTCTGTGCCGAACAGTCCGTCCCAACGATTGAACAGATACGCCAACGGACTGCCGTTACCACTGAATGCAGTTCCGAAAACAATCGTACTCTGGAAGTAGTCGCCAACCGAAGTCTCCCCAGCCCACTGGTGGTAGATGAGACCACCCACATCACCGCTGGGGTTAGTGGCGAACGGAAAGTTTACTCGACCGTTCGCGTCGATACCTGCACGGATGTTTCCGTATGCAGTAGAAACCCATCCTGAACCAAGGGTAGATGAGTTCGGGCGGTCGAAGTTGTCCTGCCCAGACCTACCGCCTGCCGCCGCGCCTTCGTTCTGGTTAATCAGGTTTTGCAGTGCGGTCTGTGCATCTACCGCTTTCTGCTGCGCTTCGCTTGCTGTCGTGAAGATGCCAGCGATCGTATCGAAGACCTTCGCAACACCTGCGGTACCAGCCGCAACGCCTTCACCGAGCGCATTGATATTGTCGGTGATGTGCTGGGCTATCTGCTGCGCGAGGGTTGCCTTCTCGTCGGCGTCCTCGGCTGCGGTGACTGCGCCACCGACAGCCGCACTGGCATCACTAGCAGTCTGCTGCGCCTGGCCTGCGGTAGTGTTCGCATTGTCAGCTGTAGTCTGCGCATTGCTCGCCGTGGTCTGTGCGTTCTCTGCTGTCGTCTGAGCCTGACCAGCCTTGGTGTCCGCCTGGCCGGCCAGTCCGAGGGCCTCGGTTGCATTCTCCTCGATGCCGCCGAAGTACTGGCTGATGATCCCAGTGAACGTACCGGGCTCGCCGTCGTCCTCGTCTTCCCAGCCCTCACCTACGACGCTCTCCATGAGCGAGCCGATTCGACTCTCCGCCGTCTCCAGCCGAGCCTCGGTGAGCGTAGTGCCGATGACATCTTCGACATAGCGATCGTGAGTCGTGCCACCGATACGAACCCACTGACCCACATTCGCAGGTGCGGTGGAAGTGTAAGGCACAGGCACCACGTTTGTCTCGCCAATGAACTTGACCATGACTTTCTTTTCATCATGGTCAATGCTCACAACCTCAGCGAGGCGTGGCGCAGGACGGAGTCGCTCCACTTCCTTCCGGGCAATCTCACGCAGTACACTATGAACCTTGACGCTGTTACCCCAGTCGCCAAATCCTGTAGCCACTACCCCTCCACCTTTTCCGTTCTCTTACCTGCACCTGACATGGGATTCAGGTCAAGCGGGAACGTCAGACTTGTCATCAAGTAACGGTCTGGTCCCCAGTAACGATCATCAGAATTTTTCATCTCGACTATGTCGCCGACCTCAATCCACGGAAGAAGGGTCGACTCAAAGGAGAGCTCGAACTCCTCCAGCGCCGACACGGCGAGGAGTGCATTGGCGTACTCTTGGGCTTTCGCGATGCTGGTAACCAGGCTCGATGTGATTATGGAGACCCGGTCGCCAATCTCTTGCACACTGGTTGGCGAAGTCGCTGCAGTATTAATTGCCTCTGCGTAGACAGGTGGAGTCGATGAATCAGAAGATTCGCCAACAACAACAATGTGATTGAAAAGATTTGCGTCGGAGGTCTTCCCGCCACGAGATATGAGATTACCTCCCACGCCAACGCTAAGCTCAAGAGTGGCCGGAGTGGTGAGTGGATCACGGAACTCACGCATAACAAGATAGCCTTCATTATCGAAGAAGACCTCGTAGCTGTTTGAGTTTGATACATCACGAATCACATCCCAGCGAGCAGTGTCTCGCTCCCAAGTCATATCCTTGTCTAGGACTTTGCCGGTGATCGGCAGTTTGAACTTGGAAATCCCTGCGTTCGTTGCGACGGTCTTGACGACGCTCTCGATAGGTGTGTTCTTGGTGAACGTAGTCGAGGCTACAAACTTCGACTGCTGACACAGCTTAGTGAGATCGCGCCCTGAGATCGAGACCGTTGCATAGGAACCTCCGAGTGAGATAGAGTCGGCCATGAACTCGCCGAGCTGAATCTCCCAGTAATCGAGCGCCTCATACGATGAGGCCCACGACACGATGCGTGAAACGTAGCGACCGAAGCTCTCGTAGTCTCCAGCCAGGGTGGGTGCCGTGAAGTCCGACGCGACAGTGTGGACCCAGCGCTGGCCCACCGACCCAACCCTTGACACAGCTCCCACCGAGTCTCCGTTGACGCTATCGCTCAGTGTTGCGACGGTCTGCGCCCCTGCGGCCGGTGACAGAATCTTACGGTACGAATCCTCGGGATCAATCTTCTTCACGAAAACGTCATCCCATTGAATGATCTCGCCCGCCGGAACGTTGTTCCCCACCTGAACATAAGGGTTCAGGACTGTGCGTGTTGCACTCATCGACACAGTACCCGACAACTTGTACCACTGATTCTGAACCATAGCACTCAGGTTCATGCCGATAGCAGAGTAGTTCGGGTTCGCACCGCCAGGCTCTGTCGTCCTGCGGACAAGCGCAATGCCGCCGGTGACCCCAGGTGTCGTCTTCCTTACCCACGCCTCAAAGTAAAATGTGTCACTCGAGAGTCCGTTGTAGGTGAACAGTGCCGGGCTCGACACGTAAGCCCCCACCGAGGGAGTGTTATACACCTTTGTGGTATTCCCGAAAGGGCCATCGGGAATCTGCACAATAGTTGCGCCAGCCCCGCCTGCCCCTGGGAATCCAAGGTTGAAATCCTCGAACCCCTTGCCACCCCATGTGACCAGGTTCTCTGAATCGTCACTCGAACTCCAACCGTCCCACCCCACGGATAGGTCGGATGCCCCGTTGATTGGAGCATAGGCAAGCTGTTGGCCAGCGAGGACCGTTGCCGCGCCCGCACTACCTATCATAGACGGCATCGACGCGGATGTCTGGTCATTAGCAAAGGTAACAATTCCTTTACCCTTGCTGTAACACTGATTAAGTAGGGAAAGTTTCTGCAGGCTCGTCGAAGAGATGGCGACGATCACGTCGTAATCTTGAACGTGCGCATAGTCAGTGGCCGAAGGCAGGAAGTGAACCTCGCTGATCCCATGCGCTGACAGGTGCTGCTTCAATGCCGCCGCCTGGCCGGGAGCGAGGTACTCCTCAACAATCACCGCCCGAACCCCACGGTCATCCTGGTCGAGCTCTATGCCGTAGAACAGCTTGAATCGCTTGTCGTACCACAGCCCACCGTGCTGCGGATCGAGGTCGCCATAGGAGTTGTCGAGCTCACAATCCAGTGCGCGGCGCTCGTCACGGTTGTAGTCGAGACTCACTGTACCGTTGATAAGTATGTCATCCCAGAGCTCCTGCTTCCAGGGTGTCGTACCATCCTCTTCATAGATCTCGATACGTCGAATGACCTGAACTGTAGGCGCAACAAATGCCCGCTGAATATCTTCCCGAGGTGGCTGCGGCATCACTTCACCTCGATGTAAGGAATCTCGATGTCAACGAACTCAGAGGTGCCAACACCTGCAATGCGACCGACCGATACGTCGTCAATCACAATCTTGGTGAAGTTACCGAAGGGGTCGCGGAGGTAGCAGTACTTCATCTCCAGCTGCATACGCTCGATTCGCTCGCGAGCCTGACGCACGGTCACCGGCGAGCCGCCCTTGATCTGACCCGACAGCGTACCCTCAATGCCGATGGGCTTACCGAAGTTGAATCGTTCGCCGCCACCGATGATAGTGTGCCGACTCTTCTCGATCTTACGAACGTACTTGTCGTCAGTGATGTGGTACAGCTTGGTATTGAGCGATTCGTTGTCCGGAGCGATCAACCAGTAGTGGCTCGACTGAATCTGGAGTATCTCGCCATACTCATCCGGCAGAGATTCGACGAGCGCGCCGTACAGCATGACCACCTGCGTGATCGAGTACTGGTAGCGGTAGTGGCCCGAGCTGCTCCAATCGTGGAACTCCCACACCTCGGGGTCGGTGACCGTGCCGATCTGCTCCCACTCGGAACCAGGGATGTCTACGTTGCGCCGATACAAACGGAACTCAACGAACTGCGGAGCAACTTCGGTAGCTGGCCACAGTATCTGAACGTAGCCATCCTCCTCGTAGTTGCTGATGTACGCCGAGCAGTAGATCATCGGAGGCCGAACATAGTCCGTGCTAAAGTTCCGCAGCAGGGTAGTGTACAAGTCCTGCGTGTCTGTGATCGTCAGCGCCAACTGGTACGCCGAGACATTCTTGAGTACAACAGAAGGCGCGTTCCAGAAGTTGCTCGTCGACAGCTGATGCGTGGTTGTCTTCCACTCGACAACTCCAGTATCACGTCGGATGAAAGCGATGTGGTAAGACTTCTGAGACTGACCGGGGGCGTAGACCGCCGACCAGGTCAGGTTCGGCTGGCCGGTTATCACGACTTCGTCGGGAGCTGGATACGGCAGCGTGATGACGGGCGCGGTCGAGTGGCGGAAGGTGCCGGTCCACACAGGACTGGCAACGCCATCTCGATCCCACAGCTGGATAGACAGGTTGAGCGTCTGCTCTTTCCAGTTGTCGGGGATGACCACCTTCACGTTATTGAAGGGGCTTTCAACCTTGCCGGTGTCGTGAATGACCGTGGTGTTCGAGGGGTCGCGAACGATCACGCGGTAGGCGCTCTGAGTATCACCCTTCCATGCGTCGCCGAACTGCCAGCGCACAGGGAACGCGTCATCATCGAAGCCTGCGCCACCGCTGGGCCAGGGCTCGTTCACAACCGGAGGATGCGAGACAGTGAAGTCAATGACCGTAGACCAGGCGCCGACCTGGTTCCACACGTCAACACACCTGGCACGCGCGTACCAAGTGCCCTGCTTCAGGTACTGATCCGGGTCGTCGGTCGATACCTTGTCACCGTTCTGTCCCGGCTGTACCTCGGGATCAGGGTCGGAGAAGTATCCGATCACGCCTGCGTTGTAGCGTCCGACCTTATTGTTCTTCCACGACACGATCGTGCCGGTAAAGTCGGACGCCTGACAGAACTGCCACTCGATGCCAACGTAGCGCTCACCCGGCGGCGTGCTCGGAATGTTCGCCTCGCGGTATCCGTACGGAGTGTTGCGAACAGCGTCGTCAGCAGGGTTGGTCATCTGTGGAGCAGGCAGCGCAGCGTGAGTGATGGTGAACGAAGTCGTTGCACCCCACGCCGACTCTACTCCACGGTAGTCCTTGCCCTTGACTCGTATGTACCACTTGCCGGGACCGAGGTTTGTGTACGAGTCCCTGCCTACGATCGAGTCGTAGTTGCTCGTCTGGCCTGCGGTCTGCACCAGTCCACCAACGAAGGTGTCCACGGTGTCGTCATCGAAACTCGACGACCGACTGACCTGGAACACGCAGGCAACAGGCTGCTCTTCCTGAGTGACTGTGACGTTGCCCTTGAAGTCCACCGAGCTGGTGGCAATGGTTGCGTTGTTCGCTGGGTAGTTGATCGTCGGCACTGCGACATCATCGTTCAGTACGAGAACGATATACGCCTCGGTGGCGATGCACCACAGCTTCTTCTTGTTCGGCCCGAACTCGCCAGTGGCTGCGCCAACATCGGTGGTCATCTTGTTGATGTCGGACGCCGCCCAGGGCTTGAAGGCCGAGTTGTAGATCGCCGGACCTTCGACGGCACGAGCTGTGGTACTGTACCCGTCCTGCTTGTAGCCTCGCGAGTTAGCCAACCGCTGGTTGGAGATGCGCAGGAACCCCATGACCCAGCCGTTGTGCAGTGCGATCAGCGACCCACCCTGCTCGTGCCGGTGACCTTCGCGCACTGCGATGATCTCCCGGCCCGGCGGGATGACAGTCGGATCGAAGGTCGGGTACAGCAGGATACTGCCCGAGTCCTCGTAATACTGCTTCCGAGTGTTATTGTTGTTGTCGCCGAGTACGTTTCCAGAGCCGTTCGTCTCGACCGTGCCGTAGTCTACGGCCTGGTTCGGCCGATGGATGATGCGACTCATGAGCCCGCCGCCAACAGCTTGAGCTGCTCGACAAAGTCGTTTGCATCGCTGCCATCGCTGACGTTCGGCATGACCAAGTCTCCGTACATGTTCAATGTGATACTTTCGTTGCCACTCGTAGTTGACATTGCATCAGTCGGGTACCGCTGACCCTGGCCCATCGCGACCGCTCCACCAGCCTGCTGCTCGGTAACTGCAGCTTCGGCAGCTGCCATGTCCGCATAGGCGAACACTGAATCCGGCATGAACTGGGTGAGGAACCTAACGATAGCACGGATCAACGCGGGCACAATGTCCATGATGGCAGCTAGGATCAAGGGTAGCAAGGTTGCCACTTCCTTCAGTACTAGCATCACGGCAACAGCGTAACCCGCTGGGTTGTTCGACGCGATAGCTGCCAGCGCCGCACTCCAGGCCGGTCCATCTTCCTTTACCAGGCGTTCGACTGCGGTGCCGATGATTGCAGTGTGGCGCATAACCACCGGACCCATGTCGCGCAGAACATTGTACCCACCCTTTGCAAAGTTGGTCAGGTTGTTCTGTGCGAGACGCATCTTGCGCTGCTGCTCCGTCTCGCCAGCGACCGGATTGTCGGCCTGCCAGTCCCGCTCCGCGTACGGCAGCGTGTCGAAGAAGTCTGCCAGCGCGTTCAGGGTGGGCGCCCACTGCTCGAAGGTCGGCTGCTCAACTGTGATAGTCTGCTCACCCTTCTCGTTGGTGCCGACAGTCGAGGTATTGCCAGTGGTCGCCGTACCGTTGGTGACGTTGACCGTGACCTTCACCGACTGCTGCGCACTGTTCGAGAACGCGGTGAGCACCTTGGACAGCGATGCAATCTGAGCGTCGTACTTGCCGAGGCTCTTGCTCAGTAGCACCGTACTGGAGCTCTGCTTGTCTGCAGCCTCGGCGACCTTCTCCGAGGCTTCGGTAGCCTTGTCGGTGGAGTCTACCATCTCTGGGGTCCACGCTGCAGACCAGACATCCATACCCTTGATAATTGCTGCAGTGGTCGCGTCGTCAGTGTTACCCGTCGCTATGTTGGCAGCCTCGACCGCACCCTGAATTGTATCCTCGTCCAGCGGAGGCTTCGAAGCGATGTCGAACATAGCGCTCCATTGTGCCGCCGTGAGGATGGCCTCAGGTCCACCCGTCTGGTTATTGGCGACCGTGAACCCCGGAGGCAGGATGCCGCCCGAGTCATAGCCGACCCCCTGCCAGGCCCCCAGCGTGCCGTACTCGCCTCTGGTGTAGCGGATCGAGGCGGCGATATTAGCAGCAGGATCCCAGATGTTGTTAGGCAGACGCGGGTCGCGCCAGGTCTGGAACGTCGGGTCAATGACCTGCATGAGGCCCTTTGACGGCGTACCCTTGGCTGCATTCGAGTCAACCAGGTTGATCGCGTTCGGATTACCGCTCGACTCCGACTGCATCTGCATGAGGAGTCGGTCAACATAGGTGACCGACTCGCCCTGCATGATGAGCATCTCGGTGGCCAGCTTGCGCCACTGCTCAACGCCCGCACTCAGGTCGTAAGGAATGTTCCCCTGGCTGCCGCTGCTGTACGACGAGTTGAGTGCAGCCGCCTTGGGCTCGAGGAACTTGAATGCCTCCATGCCCTTGTCGATAGACTTGGGCACCCACTTGCCGATACCGCCCGCGAACTTGGGGTCCTTCTCGGTGTAAGTCTTCTTGAAGGAGTCGAACTCCTCGCGGATCATTTTGACGTAGTCAACCGGGCGAGGTCCACCACTAGCGCCCGCCATAGAGACGATCTTGCCCTCGTTGTCCACCATGCGGTGCATGGCCCAGTGGACGTGGTCCATGTGCTCAGAGTTCGTACCAGCGCCGTAGTCGAAGGGGACTCCGTCGTTGATGTTGTTCGGGTGCCCACCGAGAGGCCAGAAGATAAGCTCCGTTACCGGATTCTTCTTGTTCATCTCCCAGATCCAACGCGCCACCTGAGGAATCGGACTCAAGTCGAGCGCCATCCCCTGCATGTGGTAGTCGAACCCTGAACCAACCTCGGCGTAGCGAGTGCCCGACAGCAGGTCAACGTTGGGGAACGCAGTCTTGACTGCATCCCACATCGCCCTCTGGATGGGGGTGGTGATAGCCTGTGCGCCAGCGTGTCCGGTAACCGGAAGTTTGCCGCGTACTCCGCCTCCCTGTGCGTACGAGTCTACCTTCTCGCCAACAGCTCCGCCCTGAGCAAACGCAGCCTCGGTGCGCTTATGTCCACCACTTGCCCAGTAGCGTCGGGTAGCCTCGACGGCTCTGTGCCCGCCCGCCTTCTGGACTTCCTTTGCGGTGATGACGTGCTCGCCTCGCGACAACTTCGCATTGACACTATCCGAGGTTCCAGTACCCGGACCCCAGACGGGACCACCCTCTGCGAACTTAGCGGTGTACTCGGGTAGCGCTTCAATACCGAGGAACTCGTTGAACTTGTTCCACGCTCCGCGCAGACCCTCGTTATAAACGTCATTGATAACGAAGCGCGCAGGCGCTGCAGTCTTTTCCTTGATGCCATCCCAAGTGGTGCCGACGTTGGTGACTGTGGTTACGGTCGCACCCTCGAACGCAGTTAGCATCTCTCCGATGTCAGCGAACATCGGAGTAAGCGAGTTGTCTACAACCGAACGCATACCGTCAGCCATGCGTTGCCACTCGGTCAGCGTGTGGTCAACTCCGGTGGTAGTCTCGCTCTTCCATGCATTCCATGCGCCCGCCCAGGCCGCGGTCAGGTTTAGTCCGAAGGTGTTGACCTGCGAGATGAGTAGCGCAAGCTGCGCCTGCACTGCCGATACCATCGCTGTGACAATGCCGACCACAGTGGCCTGCATCGCCGCGAACGAGGTGCCGCTTCCGATGGTTACCTGATCGAGGGACGACAGCACGCCCGTCGCCATTGCAGCAAACATAACTGTCACTGCAGCAGTGAAGGCTGCCATCTTCGTCTTCATGGATGCATCGAAAGCGTCGAACGCTGCTTCGGCTGCGTCGAGCATCGGTTGGATGTCGGCGTCCGGGGATGCCGCCGTATCGACCGCCACCGGGCCGGATGCTGCAACGGCGTCCCCTAGTGCGGACACGGAGCCACCCACCGATGAAGTGTCAGCAACGGCCGAGATAGCCATGCCTCCGACTTCGCCCTTGTCGGCAGCGGCAGCCATCGCAACCGAGGCAGACTCGACCTGACCCTGCATACTGCCGATACCCTTGACGAGGCCTTCGCCGATATTCACGCCGTAGCCAGCGAACACCTTCGACGGCGACGCAATGCCGAGCGCCTTCTTGAACGGCGTCTTGATCCAGCCGGGAATCTTATCGAGGAACCAGTCGCCGAGCTTCTTGAGCAGACCCGCGGTGCCATTCATCAGGCCCTGGATCATGTCCTTGCCGTAGTCGTACAACACCTTGGCGCCATCACCGAGCTTGCCGAGCAGCATTCCGGGAATGCCGCCGATCCACTTCAGGAATCCAGCGACAATACCTGGCATCTCGTTGACCAGGAAGTCCCAGCCCTTCTTCATCCACTCCCAGATGAAGGAACCCCACTTGCCAAACCCTCGGATGACTCGACCGGGGAACTCCTTGGCGAAGTCGAGTACGGCGCCGATGGCATTCGGCAGGTTCTGGGCTAGCCAGATGAACCCATTCTTCGCCCACTCGAACAGCTTCGCGCCGAGTCCAAGAAGTGCACCGATCAGCTTCCCTGGCAGGCCAGCGAAGAAGCTGATTACGTTGCCGATCACACCAGGCAGGTTCTGTGCGAGCCAGATGAATGCGTTCTTAGCCCACTCGAACAGCTTCGCACCGAATCCGAGCAGTGCTCCAATGATCTTGAACGGGAGCGTTGCGAAGAAGGTGATGATGTCCCAGACTATGCCTGGGAGCTGGGGCACCAGCCAGGCGATGGCCTGCCCGAGCCAGCCGAGAAGCTTCGCGCCGAACCCGATGAGTGCGCCGATGATCTTGAACGGCAGGGTCGCAAAGAACTTGACGATATTCCAGATGAACCCTGGGAGCTTCGGCAGGAGCCACGCCATTGCAGACGTGAACGCTCCGAGCAGGAATCCGCCGAGCTTGAGTAGCGCCTGGCCAATCATGATCGGCAGCTTCAGGAAGAAGCCGATGAGCGAGGTGATGAGACCCCACACCATGCCGGGCAGCTTGCCGGGCAGTTCCTTGAACCAGTCAATGATCGAGTTGATAGTATCTGGCACGATCGAGTGACCGACGAGGACATCCCAGAGCGTGGTGAAGAAGTCGATGATCCCCTTGACGAGACCCCAGACTACATTCCAGATCAGCTTGACAGCGTTCTTGATTGTACTCCAGATCGCGATGAAGATGCCCTTGACGATGTCGACGATACCGCCGAGCATGTCTCCGAACCCACCGAAGATCTTCTTGATACCGTCGCCGAACATGTCAAACCCGGACAAGCCCTGGCCGGTCAACAGTCCGATGACACCCTTGACGATACCGATGACCACCATGATGACGCCCTGGATCACCTTCATGGCGCCCATGAGTATCTTGACTACGCCAGTGATGACGCGAATGATCGCGCCAATCAGGTCACCGAGCCAGCTGAACACTGGGCCGATCGCTCCGTTGATGACTTCCCAGACCATTTCAAGTGCGACGAGGAACACGCCAATAACTGGAGACAGGTGCTGGAATGCTGTCGTCAGGAACGGAATGGCAACCTTGCCGAGTTCCGACAGGGGGCCACTGACCTTGTCCATGACGGTCTTGAACCCGTCACCAAGCCCCTGAAGCGTCGACTGAAGGTCAGGACCGAAGAGGTTTCCAATTATGGAACCAGCCTTCTTGATCCACTCCCACACATTCTTCAGTGACTCGACCGAGTTAGAGACAGCGTCACCGAAGCGCTTGACGTTCTCGTTCTTGTCGGACGAGAATGCAGAACCGATACCATTGCCGACGTTCTTGAAGATGTCGCCGAACCCAGGCATCATGCCCTTGAACCAGTCAACGGTTCGGTTCCAAGCGTTCTTCAGTCCCGAGAACGGGTTGAGCCCACCGAGCTGCTTCTCGAGGTCGTCGGTCAACCCCTTGGTGAACTCGTCGATCTGTGAAGACTGATCCAGGCCAGCACCCTCGCGACCGATCGTGTCAGTGCCACCGAAGGTCTCAAAGTCTCCCGCCGCGCCGTCGATGAAGTTCTGAGCGCCAGGGGCGAGCTCGTCCCCGCTACCAGCGCCGCCGCCCTTCTTCTTCTTGAGCTTCTTGCTTGCCTCTTCCGCGGCGCGGGCAGCTTCTTCCTGGCGTCGCACAACCTCTTCGGATGCCGACGAGAATGATTCGAGAGCTTCCTCGCCGCTGCGAACGGCCTGCTCTACCTCTTCGTACTTAGCACGAACGGTCTCGAGTCGCTTAGCCTCTGAGTCGTAGGTCTGCTGCAGTGCGTCACGCTGGGCCTGGGTGGCGTCGATGCGAGCCTGCTGCCCCGCCATGACCATATCGAGCTGGTCGTACGAGTACTGCAATGCGTTGATCGAGGTGCGCGAAGAGTCCATGCCGGACATGATCTGACCGTACGGCATCTCTTCAACATTGCTGCTGAACTGCTCAATCTTCCGATTGAGTGAATCGAACTTCAAGGACTTCTCGAGGTCCATGATGTCCGCTTGCTTCTGCAGAGCCTGAAGCGATGTGTTGAGTGCAGCTATCTTACCGGCTGGACTGTCGGTACCGCCGGTCATCAGTCCCGACTGCTGACTCTTCAGGTCGGCAATCATCTTGTCGTACGTGCCGAGTACGTCCGACCCTGCGCCAGCCTTGCGAAGTTCAGTCTGCTTGGCAGTCAGCGATTCGATCTCGCCCTGCAGCTTTGAGTACGAGTCGGTGACACTATCAACAGTGCCAGCCTCTTCTTCCATCTTCGCGATCTGTAGCTGCAGCCGCTTCTGTGCCATCTCGTTATCGAAGATGGCATCTTCAGCGGCGCGCGTACCCTTGATCTGCGCGTTGGAGTATCGGTCGAACCGAGCCTTGGCTCCATCCAGGGCGCGGTTCACGTCCGACTGGATAGCCTTGGTGACCTCGAGAGCGGAGTTCATCTGCTCGATAGCAGCGTCGTATGCCTCGACGCCAGCCTTGATGTTCTTCAGCTGCGCCTCATGAGCTTCCATGGACTTGTTGAGCTGATCCATGTAGCTCTTCGCTGCCTTGACATCAGCATTGAGCGCGTCGTACGCAGGCAGCGATCCCGCTGCGCCAGCCTTGGTTGCAGTCTGACGGAACTCGTCGTCCTTCGCCTTGTCGTTCTGCGCAGTCATCGGGGCAGACAAGCCCTGCAGCTGCTTGATCGACTTGTGCAGCTTGCCGATGTGGGTCTGCGCGTTGCGCGAGGCGTTGGCGAACTGGGCGTTGACGACAGCCATGCCGTTCGTGACATTCTCCACCAGCGAAGGCGAGTGATGTGCGAACGGGTTGAGGTAGCTAAAGAGTTCGTACACCTTCATGGCGGCTGCGCGAACGATCGCAACCACCTTGAGAAGCGCACCCTTGACACCCTCGGGCAGGGAGTTGAACGCACCAACAACAGCGTTGCGCGCCCGAACGAAGATGTTTGTCAGCGGCGACAGGGCTGCCGAAGTTTCCTTCGGAATGTTCCTGAAGTAATTGACGACGTTGTTCCACGCCTGAGCAATCTGCTCGCGGAACATGACGATGAGTCCGATGACAATTGCAATAGCAATCGCCCAGGGCGAGGAGAATAGCGCGACGATTGCCTTGCCGCCAGCTGCAAGGATCGCTAGCAGGCCCTTGTTGCCCGCCGCGAAGATCGCGAACATGCGCTTCCAGTAAACGCCGGACAGCAGGATCGAAGCTGCGGCCCAGGTCTTCTGAAGCAGGAGGCTAGCGGTGGCCCACCCGACAGTTATCGCAAGCCATGCCGCCGCCCAGGCGCGCTGGCGGGCAAGCATGATAGCCTGTCCGACCGCAGTGACCATCGCTGCGGCCGCACCCCAGGCTGCATGTACTGCAACACTGGCAGTAGCCCACGCGCGCTGAATAAGTAGCGACGCTCCAGCCCACACCTTCTGTGCGGTGAGCATCACCATGAACATGACCTTCTGGGTCGTGGTCATTGCAACGCCAGACACAGTCTGCACGGCGACCATTGCGACCCAGGCCGCAGTCCAGGACGCACGCAGGCCCGCCATGCCGACTACGACTGTGGCCTGCATTCCCATGAGAGCGAACGAAACGATCCGCGTCATGAGCACGGCTGCAGCTGGGATCAGAGCAAACGCGCGCGCAGTCAGTACAAGTGCACCGCGCAGCTTCGCGAGACTCATGATCGGCTTCAGCAGCAATGCGCCGAACTTGCCAAAGATTGTGACCGGGAACAGCAGGGCCCGAGCGAGCATCAAGAACACTGGGGTGAGCTGGCCGAGTGCCAGCTTGAAGATTCCCAGGAAGATGATGATGGGACCGACCGTCGCAAGGAACAGTCCAAGTCCAATGAGGGTGGTTCGCACGCCGGTCGGCAGGTTGGCGAAGGCATCAAAGGCCTTGCCGATCCACTGGGTTAGCTGAATGACAACCGGAATCAGCGGAACCATAGTCTTCATGAGACTATTCTGAATGATGACGCCAGCCTGCTTGAGCATCTGAGGCTGCGACTCGAGGACGGTGTTGAGCTCGTCCTCAGCGATCTTCACCACGTCGGCTTCGTTGGCGAGCTTCTCCAAAGCCTTGTGGTAGTAACCGGCCTTGTTTGCAATCGAGGAGAACAGAACCTCGAGCTTGTTAACCTGGTAGCGCGAACCGAGAGATGCAGCAACCTGCGCCTTCTGCGCTCCGGTCAGTGTGCCGAACCGCTTGGCCAGCTCCTCGAGGCGCTGGCCAGCATTCATGCTCTGCCATGCAGCCTTTTGGGTCTGTATCTGCATCAGCTCCATGATCTGAGAAGCCTCACGAGTAGGCGTCAGAGTACGGCTGATGATTGTCTTGAGTGCGTTACCGGCTTCGGCCGCACTGCCTGCGGCGGGAACGAGTGCAGCAACGGCGGCAGCAAGGTGGGCCGTATCAAGGCCGGCACTTCGAGCGACACCCGATGCGCGAGAGAACGCAACGACGAGGTCGTTCATCGTGGTGCCGGTCTCGTTCTCCACTGCGTTGAGCTGTCGGAGAATCGAGGTAAGGCTGAGCTGGTCGTTGGCTAGACCAGAGGTGCCGAGAGAGAGTTTGTTCTGCTGATCCAGGTTGGTCTCAGTAACAGCGCCCCACTGTGCCTGAATTGCAATGAGAGCCTTGGTGGCTTCCTCGGCATCCATCTCACCAAGGACCATCGTCTTCATTGTCAGGTCAGTCTGGGTTGCCAGCGCCTTGCCCGATGCGCCAGCCGCAGCCCACTCGGCAGCGACGTTCGCAACCTCGTCGGCCTGTACGCCGTACTTGTTCGAGAGTGCAATGAACGCCTTCTCGAGAGCCTCGGTCTCATTCTTGACGAGGTTGATCCCCTTGGCTTCCGCCTCGCGGATGAGCGCCTGGTCGGCGTACACCTTCTCGAGCCGGGTCATGGACTTCTCCATGTCCAGCCCGAACTTGACACCAATGCCCGTAGCGAGCAGCATCGGTGCCGTGAAGTTCTGCGACAGCTGTCGACCGATCCACTGCATACGAGAACCAGAAGCCGTCATGCTCGCCGACCAGGAGCGGTTGGACGCGGTGGCTGCGGAGTTCGCTGCGATCTCGCGCTGCTTGGCGGCGGTGATCTGGATAGCAGCCTTCTCGGCTGCGGCGGCGGCGCGCGCCTCGGCGGCAGCGATCTTCGAAGCCTCGGCGGCGGCAACGGCTGCTGCATTCATTCGCGAGGCGTTGGCCTGTGCGTCAGCGACAACCTTCTGCTGCGCGCCGATGCGGGCGGATGCAGCGGCCTGCGCGTTCGCAACCGACTCGCGTCCAGCGGTCATAGCCGCCGTGTTTGCCACGGCGGCGTCTGATGCAATCTTGCGTGCGTTCTCGGCTGCGGCTACTGCGGCACTCTTGATGCGCGCGGTGTCGGCGACAGACATTGCCGCAGCTTCCTTGATCGCGTTTGCCTGCGCGTTAACTGCAGCCTGCGCGTCCGATGCCGCCTTGCGTGCGTTCGCAGCCTGCGCCTTCATGGCGCGATCCATGTCGGCGAGCGAAGCCTCGCGAGCTGCCCTCATCTCGCGGTTGGCGGCAACCTCGGCAGCGATGGCAGCGCCGTTGTCCGAGTTGATCTTCGCTGCGTTGGCAGACGCGGTCTGCGCTGCGGCGCGAAGGCGGGCGGTGACTACGCGATTCTGATTGCCGGTCTCGGCATTCGCCAGCACCTGTGCCTGCAGTGCAGCCCGTGCATCGGCAGCGATCTTGCGTGCCGATGCAGCCTCTTCGCGGGCGACTGCACGGAGTGTAGCGATGGTGAGCGACTCGCGTGCGGCAGCCTGCTGCGCAGCGGACTTGGCTGCGGACATCGCGGCGCGGTTGTCGGCGGCGATCTGACGAGCCGAGGCCGCTTCCATCTGCGCGAGCTGACGCATTTGGACCAGCGTGAGCTGCGCCATAGCAGCCTGCTGCTTCATGGCGGAGAGCTCCATTGCCGCCGACATCTTCGCTGCAGCTGCCGCCTGCTTGGCGGCTGACGCTTCGGCGGCACCGGCCGCCTTTGTTTGAGAGAGAGATATGGCGGCTGCCGATCTGGCCGCGGCTACAGACGCCGCTTGTTCAGATTTGATCTGGCGAAGATTCGCCTGTTCAATTGCCAGAGATGCCTTGGCAGCCGCCGAAGCCTTGCGTGCCTCAGCCGCGTCGATCTGCTTTGCAGCAGCGTTCGCGGCGGTAGCCTGGGCAGCGTTCGCACCTTGCGCGGTAGACTGCAGACCCCGAAGCGCAGCCTGTGCGCGAGCCAGAACTGCCTGAGCCTGGCGGGCCTGTGCGGTGACGAGGATATTCGCCGCAGTCGTGTTCAACGCTTACTCCAGACTTCGAGGTCCAATAGTATGGGCCTCGTGTGCCCGTTGAGTGCTGATCATAATACACAACGAGGGCGGTGCCCGCAAGCACCGCCCTCGTTGTTACTTCTTGCGACGGCCCGTTGGTCGAGACCCGCCCCTTGGGTTGGGTCGTTTCGACTTGGATTCCTGTTCGCGTTTCTTTTGTTCTTGTCGCTCGTGCTCTGCCTTGACGCGGTTAATGACATCGAAGCATCTCAGCAGCATCACGCTCTGATCCTCAAGCCCACCTGGCGTGTAGGGGATCGACCACTTCATCGCCTCAAGTCTGCCGTAGATGAGCAGGGCGGGATGAGGGTTGGCTATCCGATTTCCCTTGACGAAGTCGGCGGCCTGTTCTACAAGGAGAGCTTTTTTGCCTGCTCCTCTTCGGCCTTGGCGATGCGCTCGTCGAGACGCTCGCGCTCCTCCTTGAGTGCATCGACATCGTCGTCGGCGGCGAGCCAGGCGTTGATGTCGACGATCTCGCGGTGGAGCTTGTCGATGAGGGCGGCGGGGAAGAACGTGAACAGGTTCTCCCAGAACTTGCCGGGTCGCTCCTTGTTGAAGGGCATGGGCTGCGGCTGCCCGCCCGAGTCCTTCTGCAGGAGGTACACATCGGTGACCGACAGGCGGATCAGCGACTGGCGCTGGATCGCCGGATCGACCGACAGGCGCGCGTCGCCGGTGGAGCGCTGGACGCGGATGTCCTTGTTGGTCAGCTTCTCGTAAGCCGACTTGCCGCCCTCGCGGAGTTCCTGGAACTCGAAGTACTGGACGCCATCGGGCAGGTACCAGCGCTGCGGAAGGGGCGCGGCGAAGTAATCGACGAACTGCTTCTCCTCGATCTTCTCCCCGGCGGCGACGGCTGCTGCATTGGCGCGCTCCACCTCGGGGCGACCGTCGAAGTCGCTGGTGTCCTGCGTGGCGGTCGGGATTCCTGCGTGTGTCATGGTGACCCTTTCACTGGTCTTAGTTGACATCTGTACTGCGCTGACCCAGTAGGACTTGAACCTACAACCACCCGATTAACAGTCGGGCGCTCTGCCGAATTGAGCTATGGATCATGGACAGGCTCCCGCACCGAGAGGTTCGCCGGTCTCGATGCGGGAGCCTGGTTTCCCCAGGAGGTAACCGGGGTGCTTACGGGATGGCTGCGAGACCGTTGGTCAGGGTCGCGGTCATCACCGGATCGGTGGCGACCGGGCGCAGCGCCTGGAAGGTGACATCCGACTCGAGGATGTCATCGCCCGAGGGCTCGAAGCCGAAGGGCTCGAACACCGTCTTGCCGAACTCCAGGTTCAGCGAGTACGGGGTGGCCGGAGCCGATCCCTCGATCTCACCGTAGGTGTCGATCTGAATCTCGATCGGCTTCTTGGTGGTGAGACCGCCAGCCAGGGTGGCCGAGGACGAGCCGAGCAGGGCCTGCCGCATGAGGTCCTTGGTCTCGTGCCGCAGCGTGAGCGAACCGTTGACCTCGCGGCGCTTCGGGGTGAGGTCCTCCAGGTAGAAGGAGCCGAGACGGAAGTCGTCGTCCTCGAAGTTGTTGTTGATGTCGATGCTGAACGACTTCGGCTTGATGTTCGCGCCGTCGTAGAGCACCTGGATGTTCGTGCCGACCGTGATCGTGGTCTCGTCGAGCACGTCCGAGACGTCCACGTCCGGGGTGCCGAACAGGCCACGGCAGGCGATGAGACCTGCGGTGCCGGTGAGGTAGCCGTCGGCGTCCGACTCGAGGTGCAGGGTGTTCACCACGACATCGGTGTACAGGATACGCTCGAGGTCTGCACCGATGCGCTCGTACACCGTCAGGAACGGAAGCGTGGTTGCATCCGTCGGAGTGAAGGTGTGCACGTTGGTGCCGGTGGCAGTGCCCGCTGCGCTGACCGGGGCACCGAGGGCGGCCTTCAACAGGATGCCGATGGAGTTGAATCGGGTGTAGTACTCGATGTCGCCGCCGAACGAGATGGGTCCGAGCAGCGCGTCGGGCACGTCGCGACCGCCGCCGATCTCGGCGTCCGGAATCATGAGTTCCCGGTTCGGAGTCATCGAGCCGCCTGTGCGATACATCGCGACGCCGGTGGTCCCGATGTTGGTGGCAGCGACACCTCGGGCGGTCTGGGTCTTCAGCCCGAAGACGCCCTGCTGTGAACTGACGCCCATGACTTACGCCCCTTCCTTGTTGTCGTCGTCACCGAGGTTGACCTGCGGCGGCGTCGGCGAGGACGTCTGCGTGCGGGTCTGCTCGGTGTTGGCCGGGACGCTCGCAGTGTCCGGCGGCTCGTTGGCGGGCGGCTCGTTGAAGTCCGGCAGCGGCTTGCCTTCGAGGATCGCCTGGGCCTGGAGCTCGTAGTTGATGTCTGCCTGGATCGCCTCGTACTCGCGACGACGGCGCTCCTCGGCAGCCTGCTGGTCCCGACCGGACTGCGTGTCAGCGTTCTGCTGACGCAGCTCCTGAAGCTCGCGGCGCTTGGCTGCGAGCTCTTCGGGGGTTGGCGCTTCAGCCATTACAACTCCCTTACTAGTTACTGATCTGGGTTTCGAGCCGAAGCTCAAGCGTACTCAGGTACCGCCAGTTACCGTCGGTCTCCTGATTGTGGAAGACTTGCTCGCCAACAGTGACGTTTGAAGTCTTTTCTTTCACGCCCGCCGGGTCAACCGTCTCGAGTTTCCCCAACGCTACACGAAGGACCGGGTTGCGCACAAGCATTTCCCTCATGCGCTTAGCGAAGTAGGAATGCGTCTGCAGTCCTCGCGCCTCGTCAGGATCAACGATCAACGTCTGAATGTAGATCGTGTAAAGCTGGATCGAAGATTCAACCCTTCCGATCTCTCCTGCTGCCGGATTCCAACTGATTGGAACAATGCCAACAGTGTCATTGGGGTCCGTCACCAGAAGTCTGCGACGCTCGAATGTCAGCGTCGGGTCGATGTAGGCTCGAGTTCCATTCTCGAGAGCCTCGATCGCATTGTACGGAAAGAAGGTATCGCCAGGACTCTCAATCACGGCACCGCTCCAATCCAGTTCTCCATTGCGACAAGGATGGTCAACAAGTCCTCGCCCTCAATTGCCACAACAGGACGAGGTGGAGTGTACGGAGTGGGCAAGCCCATCTGCGCAACCTTGAGCTTCTTGCCGACCGTCCTGTTGGACGGAGTGCCTGGCCACTCAAGCACTGCCGCATACTTCACGGCGGTGATCCTGCCCTGCGCGTTCTCCACCCAGGCCCGCATGGTGCCGGTCCTGTCGTTGATCTTGATGGGCACCTGCCCGGCCTTCTCGCGGCGGGCGATGGTCGAGGGCTGCAGTGGTTTCCACTTGCCCGAAGCCGAATCGCCTTCACCCTCGAAGCGGTCGTGTGCACGGTCCTGGAGGAGTGGGGCTGCGAATCCCTGCATGAATGCAGCAAGGGATGCGCCCTCTACTCTGTCCTGGTAAGCTTTGATTCTGAGAGTCGGACGGCTTACGTCAACGATCGTCTCGAGAACTATCTCGGCCACGGCGTACCCTTCTCGCGGGGCCGAAGGCCGGGCATGATTCCCTCTGGTGCGAAGTTGTCATAGAAGACATCGACCTGAGAGAATGCGTCTTCATTTAGAATCGTCGGACCCTGAATGACGGAGTCATTCGCTCCGATCTCTTCTACTCCTGCGAGATCAACCTTGCCGCTGATGACATCGTTCATCAGTCGCGTTGCATTCTGCAGCAAGTACTGACCGTAGCTGTTTGCGTTGTCTTGCGAACCGGGCGCCGAGATCGACAGCATCAGGCGCGCCGCCGCAATCATACTGGTTACGTTCTGCAACCAGAAGGCGGCGGCGCGCTGAGCTGGATCACTGGGCGAGACCTGAAATGGAGTGACGTACCGCACACCGAGATTCGAGTCCACCTCGTTGGAAGCGGTCTCGGCCAAGCTGTCCCAGGTAGCACCCTGAGGCAGCTTGATATTCTGCACGTGAGTCTGGATAGACGCTGTCGTGCAGTACACGGGGCGGTTTGCCGGCATTTCTGTATCAGGCCTTTGCGCTCGGAGCGGGCGGAGCAGGCGGCGCAGTCGGGCTCGACGGCGTGGACTGCTTCGGCTCTTCCTTCTTCTTTCCCTCGTCCGAGTCCTCGTCCTCCGACTTGCTGTCGAAGTACGTAGCTCCGAAGTTCGGATGCTCGGGCGGCGGGGTTGCCCCGAAGCGCTCGTAGTCCTCGCGCTCCTCGTCCGAGTAGACGATGGCGTCTACCTCGTTGGCGGGCTCTTCGGCGTTCGGCGAGTCGGGACGGCCGATCGGCTTGTTGTCGTCGGCTTCGGCCTTGACCGAAGCCTCGGTGTTCTCTGCCATGATTCTCCTTTGCGGATGCGAGACTACGCCGACCGAGTGCTAGGGAAGGCCACTCGGTCGGCGTAGAGTCTGTCAGCGCTCGCCGTACCCGATGGCCCGGCGGTTCTTGTCCTGCGTTGCCTTCACCGACTTGACCGGATCGGCGCTGGACTGTCCACCGGTCTGCGCGCCGTAGGGCAGGAGGCCTGCCCCGGTGCCCGCAGTGCCGGGGTTGACGCCACCTCGGGCGCCCTTCTTCTTCACGACGACGGTGCTCTTCGAGGCCATGTCGCTAACTCCTTTCGATCAGAGATCGGCGGGGAGGGTCACGTCCATTGTGTACGTGAGCTCCATGTGCGGGAACAGCGGGAACATCTTGATCCCGGTGCCGACGTTCTTGCCCCAGGGGTCCGTGGTGTCCTGCTCCCACATGTAGAACCCTGCGGACCCGTTGCCCATGCTGTGCGGGCTGGTCAGCATCTTGCCGAGGCCGATGTCCGAGGAGTCGTACTCGGCCATCGCGTTGTCGTCCGGCATGAAGATGACGCGCGTCTCGGGCAGGTACCGGTTGAAGGTCACCGGCCCCTGAGCGAAGTCTGGCTTGCTGCGGTAGCCCGAATCGTACTCGATGAACTTGATGCCGGTCTGCTGCTCGACGATGTCGATGGCAACCTGCGGACCCCAGCCGTTGATCAGGTAGGGGATGTCCGATTGACCGATGCCCGAGTTCGCTGCGGTTCCCAGTCCTGCACGGAGGATGAACTTGTCCGAGTTGATGAGGCTCAACAGGAACTTGTTCGAGCAGATCGCGCGAGTGATCAGGACGCCGTAGCGGTTGTAGATCAGTCGCTTGATCTTGTTGATGTCCCCGATGGGATCGTGGGTGGTCGAGGCGTAGGTGCCCGAGGACGGGGCCTGCGCCTGCTGGTCAACCGGACGCTTCCAGTCGACGGAGAACTTGATGTTCCCGTCGTTGTAAGCGATGCCGCCGTTGGACAGCGACTGCATGATGAGCCACTCGGCTCGGTTGTCGAGGCGACGACGACGCTCTTCGGTGTCGCGCTGCATCCGCTGCGGCAGCTGGTTGATGTCACCCAGCAGGGTGTTCGGCAGGCCGTACGGCCCGAACTGGTTGGCCTCGGCCAGGAGCTGTAGGTCCAGGAAACGCTGCACGTCGGCGGCGTCGTAGTGGTCCTTGAGGCGCCAGTCGATGATCGACGCACGGCCCTGGTTGGCCAGGCCGCTGTCCTTCTGGGCCAGTTCCGATTCGGCCGACTCGGCGATGGCGGGTGCCAGGCCGGTGGTCAGACCCTTGACATACGAAAAGATGTAGTCGTCGGTCGGCACGTCCTTGAAGGGGAAGAGGGTCAGGCCGAGGTGATCCTCAGGCTTGACGATCTCCTTGATGACGCCGAGCGCCACCTCCTTGCGGATGAGCTTGTCCAGCGGCTGCGCGCCGTAGGCGTTGGGCTGGGGCTTGTTGAACATGCCCAGTGATGCGGTCACTTGTTCGTCTCCTTACGAGAAGAGGATGTCGAGGTTCTTCTTGCTACGGAGCGCGTCGGCTACCGTGTTGGTCAGGGTGACCCGGTTCCCATCTGCATCGCGGATGGTGCACCAGTTCTGCACCAGGTGACCCCGATCCAGAACGCCCGCCTCGACATCGCGCTCGGAGAGCTCCCAGCCGAAGTAGTCCTTGCAGACGCCGACCAGGTTGGCGGTGGTCGAGCGTCCGTCGGTGAAGGGCGTCGTCGGGTCCAGCTGGAACGGAACGCACTTGCCCGCGTGCGGGCCGGAGGTCAGGTTGACGAGGACCTCGCCCTCCTGCAGCACGTAGTCGGGGTTGCCGTCCGCGTCCTCGGCCACCGGGAAAGCCTCGTGCGAGATGGTCTTGGAGACCACCGTGAACGAGCCGGGGTGAGCGTGCCGGAGGATCTGGCGCTTGCCGTGGACCGCGTACTCTTCGCGACCCTTGACGAAATCAGCCATTGTGTTTCTTCCTTCTTGTTGAGGGTGGCCGCGAACCTAGAGGGTGAAGGACGGCTCGAGCTGCAGCAGCTCCTTGTACGAGGGCTGCTCCATGATCTGGGCGGTCGTCATGCGGTTGCCCAGCTTGTGTGCCGACACGATGGACTTGAGCACGTCGATGCGCTCGGTCTTGGCGTCGGTCTGCTGGGTCTGGTCGTGGCTCTGCGAGAACCCGGCACCCTGGGGGTTGGTGACCGGCATTGCGGGCACACCCTCCATGAGCTCCTTCCACTGCGCGAAGCCCGCGTCGTCCTGCTTCTTCGCGTACTCGACCCACTTGTCCTCGTCGGCGGCGGAGATCTTGTTCGCCTTGACGAGACCGTTGACGAACGCGACTCGGCCGGCCTCGACCGACTCCCGCTTGAACTGCTTCAGCGAAGTGTTCTCGGTCTCGATGTTGGTGATGTGAGCCTGCACGGCGGAGAAGTCGGTGGTCTGCTGGCCGCCGATGCTGAACGAGAATGCCGGAGCAGCCGGGGCCGGAGTGGGGGTCGGTGCGCTGTGGTTGCTCGCACCACCGTTGTTGTTCTGATCCCCGCTGCCGCCCTGTTCGTTGGGAACAGGCGGGTTGGGGTTGTTGGGCGTCGGTCCCATGTCTTCCTCCAGAATGATGCTGAATTGATTCGCCGCCTTGGAGTGCTGAGCCTTGAGGCCCTCAACAGCTGGGATGTCTACGTAGGCCACCCCATACATGACAGGCCAGTACTCGGCATTACCGTTGGTGACGTATGTGCTGATCTCGGCGGACACATTCCGCCAGAGACCGGACTTGATGTTCTTGATCGCGTCCTCTTGGAGAATCTCGAGGTCTGCGAGCAAGTATGTGTAGGTCTGTCCGTCTGCCGGATTGACCCGCTCCTCGGTACGGAAGTTGCCCATGTATCCGATGAGCTCGTCCATCGCGTTCCGAACCGGATCACTGAACAGGCCACCCCAGTCGGGATGGCCCTTGCGAACCGGAACGTCTTCGAAGATGCCACGACTGGAAAGCAGCGACGCATGATCCACCATCTGATTCATGTGCAGCGTTTCCCACGTGTGCTCAATGCCCATGCTGTCGGAGAAGGTACCGCTCCGGAAGATCGGCTTGCCTTCGACAATGAGCGCCTCGACCGTTCCGCCGTTGCCCGACTTGTCGTCCACCTGCTTGGTGTAGGACTTCGTCGGCGCTCCGAGGTTGCGGACAAAGACGCAGTTCCGCCTCTGCGCGGGCGATAGCGTGGCCGTTGTCATAATGTCACCAAACCTTACTGGTCATCCGGCGGGTTGTCCAGCAATACCCGCGATTTGGATTTTTGCTCGGGAACCGGGGGAGCACTCTGCCGTTCTTCCGCGGTGAGCTTCTCGTTCTTCACGAAGATGTTCCACCATTTCCCGCACGACGGGCACCAGATTGATATAGGCGCAGTCGTGTACACCTGCGAGATCGGCCGCTTGTTCTTGAATGAAGCTACATGAACGAACGCTCGGCCCCGGTTGTTCCTGCCGTAGTAAGCCAACAGCGGCTGTGTCCTGCACGTACACCTCAGTGGGTGTCTCGACTCTGGTTTCATGGCACCAATTTCTGTTTGTGGTTGTAGATCAGAACAGCGAGAACGTCATGAGGAAGTTCTTCTTCATGTTCTTTGCTGTCGAGTCTCCCGAGTTAACGGTACGCCAGGTGAACACAAGCGACTGGGTAGCGGCCTCGTACGAGATGTACGCAAGCTCGCGACCGCTTATTGCGGTCTCGGGTGGCGCCCCCGCGGAGACTGTTGCAAACCCAGCTCCAAGCTTTCGGACAAACGCAATGCCCTGCGAGGGTTCGGTTGCACCGTATCCTTCAACAGCTCTCTGCGCCACGTCCGCGCCGGGAAGGTCGGTGCGCAGTGTACACAAGAATGCGTACTGGACAACACCCACCCCGTATGTCCTGAGTGTGAGCTTGATGATCGGGGCACCGTAGTACTGGTTGGCCCAGTTCTTCACATGCAATGCCTGAACCAATGTGGGCCAGTGAACCTTGGTCGAGAGAATATCAGCAGACTCGTCCAGGTTAGGCATCACCCGAATGTTCACTGGCTCTAGCGCTGCAATCACCGGAGTGAAGTCAATCGGCTTGCGCATCTGCTGATAGGTGCGCCAGGCAAAGGCTTCAATCATGTGAGTCACAGCGACAGAAGCTGTTACCGAGCGGTGGTATATAGCTCGGATCGTATGCCAACCTGGGGTCGCCACTCGAATTGCCAGCGGGCTGGTTGCCGGATCGTTGATAAATGTTGCAGCTTGACCTGCGGCAACTGGGCCATGGAACTTGTAACTTGGAGCCAGAGAGCCATTTCCAGATTCGCCGGGAGTAGCCACATCAACGTGGTAGTTCTGACCTTGCTCGACAGCAAAGTCAAGCTCGTAAGAAATCTGAGCGCCTGCCTCTCCAGCGCCAGCGTTGATGTAAGACCACGGAATGATTACCACATCTGGAGACTCTGTGTAGAAAGACCAGGTCGCCACTCCATCCAGGGCTGCGGTGCCGCCGCCCTGGAACCCCACTGCCGTGCCAGCAGCCATCGCGGCTTCGTCGCGAGGTGTTCCGAAGCCTGACGAGTTTGTCTGTACCGCACCCCTCAGAACGACATTGTCCAGGGTCGGACGTCCGAGCAACTTACTGCCCGGCTCCAGCACATTTTTCTTGAGCGGACCCTCGCCAACAAACAGAGCGGCAAGTCGTGCGCCCATGATTCCGTTGCCCTTGGTATTCAAGTGGTTGCCATCAGACCAGCAGTCCCAGGGCGCGGTGATCAGGAACTCTTCTGTATCCACAAGCGGAAGGCCGTAGGAGTCTGCGAGTCCTCGCAGCGCGTTCCGGTACGCGTCAACATCAGGGCTTCCGAGTGGACCACGCTGGCGAATGGGTGCCATGAGTACAACGGCCGACCCCCATTCCAGGTCTCGAAGAATCATCTTCTCTGTCGCCTCGATGTACGACGAGATGTTTCCTCGAATCTCGACCGGCACGCCGGTGGCGAGAGCGTCATTGATTCCGTAGCTGATAACTGTGATGTCGGCATTCACGTTGTTGAGCCACCGCGTCATACCTCGCTGAACCCAGTCCCCCGAGTGTCCCTGGTTCTCTACGGTGACAATCTCCCCGTATGTCTGGTTCAAGAAGTTCTGCATCGCCTGCGGGAATGGAACTGGCGACCGGGTGAATGTCGGCTTCGTTCCATCGGGAAGCGTCACGTCAGGTGCGGGAACCCTATCAGAAGAGACCGTGTCGTGACCATAGGTGGTCGAGTCGCCACGACACACAATCTTGACGGGCTGACCGAGACGCAACTTCTTCATAGCCTTACCGAGAAGCTGAGCTTGGTATGTCGGAATGCGCGGGGAATATCGGGCATCCGACTCTGCCTCCGGTAGCGCAGTGATCGGAATGGCGCCGATCTTTGCGTCAACAGTTTCGGCTACCTCGGTGACTTCTTCCTTGATGGTGACCGTTTCGTCGCGAGCAACCTCGGCACCCTCGCGTGCCGCAACAGCAGCCGAGACCTGAATTGGAGTGTAGTATGTCACCTCGCTCGAATTGAGCACGGTGGACAGATCGAGCTCCTGGCCTGGCATCAGTGCAAACGTACATGGCGGGATATTCAACATTACCCCGTTGTACGAAAGACTGAACACCGCCGTCCAGGTGAACTGTTCGGGGACGGCCGCAGCCGAGTTGGATTCCAGCTTGACGTACTTCCTGCCCTGCTCGTCAACCTTGGCATCAACGAGCTGAACCTCGCGATTCGATAGGAACAGGGTAAACACCGGGCTTGCGCCAAGAAACTTCAGTGCACCAGCACTGGGCTTGAAGATGATCGCACCAGTTACGGCAGCCTTGTCTGGCACGTCGTCTGGATCGGAAATGGAGTCGAGAATGGAGATGAGTCCAGTGAAGGTAACCCGACCGTACTCGGTTGGGTCAACGGTGATGTCAGGCAGAGGCATAGAGTTTCTCTCCTTCAGCTTTGATGATTCCTTCTGCGTAAGCTATGAAATCATCAGCGGAATCCCAGTCGAGCTTTGCTGTTTCGGTGAGCGTACCGATCAACGCATCGTTGAACACGGACGCCGCGCGCCGGGCGTCCATATGGCCCATTGCTTGTAGTTCCCCGGTCAATTGGCGCCGGAACCCAGGGGCCGGTTGCCATTCGAGCAAATCATTTTTCTTGTATGCACGCCTGATCTGATCCGCGATACGAGAGCTAATCTGCTTGGTAGTGGACCCCGGCTTGATTCCGTCCTGATCCTTCAGCCGCTCAGGTCGGCCGACTCGACCATCCTTATTGCCGTTCTCATCGTCGTCGTCGGGATCGTTCGGCGGGAAGTCCGGGTCCTCGACCGGCTCGGTAACCTCTTCAATTTCCTCGAGGGTGAGGCCGATGTGCTGCCCCAGCTCCGTCACGTCGGGCTTGACTGTCCCCTTCTGAATCAGCGCCTGCACGATCGCGCGCAGGGTCTCCTGCTGAGCGGTGCCTAGCTTCCGAAAGCGGATTCGTGGGAGTTTGGCCTTCGGTCCGAAGTTGTATATTGCCATGTACCGCAGAACGTACTTGTCGATATACTCTGCCATGTCGCCCGCCACTGCGTTGAGCATCCACAGGTACATTTGAGTATGAGCAATCCCCTGGTTGAATCCACCTGCATCTGCAGTCCGCAGCAGCAGAAGGGGAGTAAAGAGTGCAAGGGACATCTCCTCGTCGAGGCGGGTGAGGTAGCGCTCGAAGTCTGCACCACGCATCTGCGACTCGAGGTATTCGACCTGGTAGTCGTACTCGGGCTGGTCGTTCATTCCCTCTTTGCTGCGGCTGTTGGGAAGGACTACCGCGCTGCGGGAACGGATGTTGCCGAGGATGCTTGCCATCAGGTCGTATCCATAGATGGTCTTTCCATCCTTGGTGACCTTGTCATTGTAAGGCGCGCGTCCAATGGGAACCGGCTCGCCGAACCGTTCGAAGTACTTGTTCTGGTACAGGTGAATGAGAGTGCTGAAGAACCACGGCTGAAACGCAGTCCGAAGTAGCTGGCGTCCCTTGTAGTTTCCGTTCTCCATGAGCAGCGGATACCACAGACTGTTTGTGACCTCGATCTTGTACGACGTGCCTCGCTTGGAGATGCCGTCAAAGATCGGAACCTTCGGAGCAGCGACATGACCCTCGGGCTTGAGCGCGGAGTCAACATACTTCCAGGCAACCTCACACTCTTCGGGAACGAGGTCCTTGATCTTGTTAAGCCGAAGCTTGCCCTCGTTCGTGTCGTTCTCCCACTCTACTGCGTTCGCACTGAATCCGAATGCGAACGCAGTGGACATGGCTCGTATGAGACGAGTCCAGATCATCTCGAGATTGACGGTGCACCATTCGGCAACCTTGGGATCGTCACACTCGACACGCCAGTCCAGCTGGTGAAGCATGAATGTCAGAACGTGAAGACTCGAACCGATCTGGTAGTGCTCACGCATACGCCGGAAGTCTCGGATGCCGAGCTTGGACGTATCGAAGCCGATCACACCGCCGCCAGGGAGATGCATGAAGTCCTTGCTCAACCCACCCCAGTCGGAGTAAGCGTCACCAACAACCGGCTTGGGATTCTTCGGCCTCCCCGCGAACTCGACATACTTGTCGATTGGCTGGCCATTGGGGCCAAGCAGTCCTGAACTCATCTCGTCTCCTGTCGGCAGGGGATCGCACTGATGCGAAGCGCTGCATTGAAGTTAGCCGGGGACACTACAGTACGAAGCGACCCCGTGTCCAGCATTACGCTAGACGCGGGGTCGTCGTCACCACATGCGATCTTCAAACCCAGGCGGGCCGTTGCCATTCATGAGTATGTCGAGGTTCAGCGTACCTCCGACCAGTCCGTTCTGCGCCTTGGTGAACTCCTCGAATGATATAGGAGAGTTCGCCTCGATGGACTGCTTCATCGGGTCGGTGCCGGGCGCGCTGCCGAAGAAGTCCTCACCGCTGGTGACGATGTTCTGCTTCGCAGCAGCCGCGCCCTTTCGCTCGACCGTGCGCGCCTCGCGAATGTACTTCGTGTTTGACACGAGGTTGTGCACGCACCCGGTGATTGCGTCAGCGATGTCCTTGCTTCCGTCCTTCGGGTGGTCGATCTTCTTGCCTGTGTCCTGAACCTCAGACAGCTCCTTGTACGCGATGTTCACGACCTCAGTGTCACCGAGCTTGTAGTGCACCATGTACATCGGCATCTCGCAGCGCTTGTCGTTGATGACCTCGCGAACATCTTCGTACGGCGCCTTGCCCTTGTCCACCGACAGGTAGTCAGCCTTGATCTTGTTCTTCCGCAACTGCTGAATGAAGTCGAACGAGTTGAAGCCGTCGATGGTGACCATGTCGATCTCGAACCCATAGTCATCGCGTAGCATGTAGATGAACTTGCGAATCTCTCCGAAGTTAATCTCCACGGCTGGCGTAGCCTTGATCCGCAGCAGCAGGTCGAAAACTATGACGGGTCGTTCTTCTCCGTACTGGTCGACCTTCTCCGGGACGTGAGCCATCGCGAACCCGAGAGCATCACCGTCTGGAGAGTAAGCCGTGTCAATATGAATGACCCGACGGTAAGGCCCGCCCAGATTATCAGGCAGAAACCAATCAGGCAGAACGATGCGATCGAGTCGAGATTCGGTACCCACAGGCGTAGTGTAGTCCGGGTAGCGCTCGTGCCAGAGATTCTGGTTCTCGAGAATGAAGTCGGGGCGGGAGATGAATGGGTCGTCGACCTCTGGAGGTATTCCCGCAAGGTCTCGGAGCGCTTTAACCGGATCACGTTCAAAGCTCTTTCTGTACTGGACCGGAACCTCAATGAGGTTCTTGTTCATGATGAGCTGCGCAGCTTCCTTCGAGTACATCTCACGCTTCTGGATGTCGTAGTAGAAGCTATCGCGCTCGGCCGTCTCCTTCCCCAGTTCGATGTCGTTCTTGTCTTTGGTGTAGTTGTGCCAACCGAATGATTCCCAGATGGTCATACGCACGGCGACCGAGTCGGGGTCCTTCGAGAACTCGTCGTAGTGGCGGAGCATGAACCCGCCCTTACGCTTGGCCTGGCCAATACAGATCATCAGGCCACGATGCTGTCCAGTCTTGAAGTCAGTGAATCGAGATTCGATACGAGACTCGATCGTGTTGTAGCCAGCCTCGGCGTAGTCCTTCTGATCGGTGACGTTGTGCGAGTCACCCTCGTCCACGATCCCGCCGAGAATGTCGTAGCCCTCGAACGCGGTCTCAAGTGACGAACCAGGCACGATCCAGATGTCGCCCTCGAATCGCATCTGCTTCTGCAGACGCTTATTCTCCTCGGCCAGTGGTGCGTACCGATCGAACCACGCGGAGTTCTGGATTCGCTTCTTAACCTTCTGGAAGATGACTTCCTGTGCGAGCTTCTCGGTGGTGCTCATCATCATGAAGCCAATCACCGAATCGTCCGAGAGGTTGTAGAACTCTTTCGGATTGTTCAGGCACTTGATCCAGTGCACCATGTAGCTCAGGGCAATGGCAGCATAAGTAGACTTGCCAATACCAATAGCGCCAGTAAGCAGAGCCCGGCGCTTATTGCTAATCGCATAAGAGTTCACCTCCTCTCCGAATGTCTCAAGCAAAGCTTCCATGATGCCGGGGCGCACGTTACGCTCCTTGAGGTATCCGGGTCCACAGAACTCACGGATATTCGCTGGCCGAAGGCGAAACTCTGGATTGTCCTTCAGCCACATGATCTCTTCGAAGACAGGATCAGTCATCCGATACCTCCGCGTCAACCACGCTGGACTCGATTTGCTTCGGCGCGTAGTGCTCCTGCATGTGGGCCTCGATCATCTCCTGGGTGATCTCCTCGCGCGGCACGCCTCGCTGTTCGAGGTCTGTGATGACCGTCATTGCGAGTGCGCGGGGATCAGCCGCCTCGACAGCCTGCGCCTGCTGTGCAGCCGCGCCGATGTTGACCTGCACCGCTGGCCGACCAAGCGCGGGGTTGCGGAGCTTGGCGAGTGTTGTGCCGTTCTTGAACACGTTGTTGAGCATCTTGTCAACCTGCGGGTTGGCCTTGCCGGTCGCCTCTTCCTCGTCGATAGCGTTCTCGGCACGCTCGGCCTGCTTACTGAGAACAGATGCAAGCATCTCGACAACGTCGTCAGCGTTACGAGACAATGCCAGCTTGGCGAGTCGGCTAGTTTCTGAGCTAGGCAATCCACACACCTCCTCGGCGCGGTAGGCTGGACACAGACGCCACAGCGAACACGAGTCGCATAGAATCTGGTCGGTTGGTTTGATCTTGTCGAGCGGTCGAACCACCCTGTCGTACGATGGCATCTGCGCATACATGTCAGGGTTCTTGAAGTCCGGACCGTCAAGGTAATTGTTCTTCCTGTAGAAAGGTCCGGTCGGGTCGTCCCAATGATGCGCAGCGTAGCGGATCGCCGCGATGCAGTAAAGCAATCCGACATCCTGATCGTAACGCACCTCGTACGGATCAAAGCCGAGGTGTTCTATCTCTCGAGCGAACTCGTCTACCCTCTCAAGGTGTACGTTGCGACCGTTAGGCAGAACGATCTTGCCGCGCTCGATCCACCTGAACTGATACGGGTCGAGGCACGACGCACTGAACCCAGCTCCGAATGCGAGGCCCATACCAAAGTGCTTGGGCTTAATGAACATCTCGCACTCGGGGTAGAGTCGCTGAATCTTCGTCAAACGCTGGCGACGCTTCTTCCAGAGCTCATCCTGTTTGCCCGAGATCATGTTCTTGATGAACACCCTGTGCTGCTGTGCGGGGTGGGGAATCTCGTACCAGTCCGCGTGCTCAGAGATCGGACGATCTTTCCACGGAACCTCCATGAGCTCCTTGAGTTCTCCGAGGTCGTGCTTCTGTGCATCCCACACCGCCCAGGAGCCGAGGGTCTGTTCGGGTCCGCATGTACTGTCAATCAATGTAGCGCAGTCTTCGTTGACAATGTAGCACCGCCACGACATTCCACGAAAGTGTTGGAGCATGAACTCGCGGGGGTTGACCTTGTACTTGTGAAGCAGGGAGTGATCGAAGAGAACCTGCGACTCTCCAGAGTCTTTCAAGTGTTCGTAATACTTGAATGGGTTCTGCCACCACAGATCGTAGCGTCTCCCCTGGTGCAGTTTCGGCATGGACCGATAGTACCATCTAGACCTGCGCGCGCCCGCATACCGGGCAAACGCGCAGCTCAGGCGTGTGTTTGACAATTGTTAGCATGATGTGATACGGTGCACACCGTGCCCCGGACACACCGGGACACCTGTGGAAAGGAGTGATACCTTGCCCGAGGTAGATGCAAGAGATGCCACGCTCGCCAAACTACTCGCCAAGAGATTCATCCAACGCAAGGACGTCAAGGCCGTACAGGTTGCCGACGGTGGATACCGTCCGGTGCGCGAGCCCTGGAAGATGGGCGACCTCGTGTCACATGTCACCGGGGAGCAGACCTTCGGCCACTACACCTGCGACGCGGATGGACTCACCAAGCTGATCGTGTTCGACATTGACCTCGACACCGGCTACTGCAACAAGCGCAAGAAAGATCAGCCCCTGCCGCCCTGCTGTGAACGCGGGCACGGAACCTGGGTTGACCTACCCGACGAGGTTCTCGCGCAGACCACCGATGCCGACTTCGACAAAGTCGTAGCGGAACGTGTACATCCGCTTCATCCCAGGTCCGCATGGCAAGACCGACGCAGTCCTGCGCGCCCCTGGCTCAAGTACCAGATGCGCTCGATGTGCGACTTCCTCACGTCGGCGATCCAGAATCATCTTCAGCTGGAGTCGGCTGCTGCCTACTCTGGCAACAAGGGCTGCCACGTCTACGCGTTCTTCCCGGAACCCATCGACGCAAAGGTGGCCCGCGCCGCCGCGCTCATGACACTCGAGTTTGCTGGCAAGCTCATATCGCAGAACGCAGGCTTCGAAGCCGTGCACGGCGATAACTTCTTCAAGCACGCGGAGACCGATCCGTACTACAACTACCAGAACCTGACCGTGGAGATATTCCCCAAGCAGGCTTCCATGAAGGACAAGGACCTCGGCAACCTTTGCCGTCTACCCCTGGGTGTCAATCTCAAGCACAAGAAAGACCCCACGTTCTTCATCGACCAACGGCTGGCTACCCGAGAGCTCAAGCCGCATCCTTCGCCGGTCGTACTACTCGAGACCGGTAACCCCTTCGTTGACCCGAGTGAGGACCCTTATGGCATCGAGTGAAGAGCGTGACCCTGCGGTGATCCTGCTGTACGCAAGCCCTGACCTCGAGAAGGTTACCGAGGTTGGCGCACGACTCAACGCATTTGCGCAGAGTCTCTCACTGGATGGTTACGCTTCCATCGTACTCTTTCCCGACAGAAATCCCAGCCCCTGCAGAAAGTGTGGACATGTCGAATCCTGAAGACGAAGTCACCGTGACTCCAGCCGACGAGGTCATTCCGACCAAGGAGCGGGTCCTCGCCTATCGGCGAGAGCTGGGTGTCGTTCGGACCCGAGAGGAGGCCGAGGCAATTGCCGAATCGCAGGGATAAGTTCCGAGGCAACCGTATCGAGATTCGCGTCAGAGCTCAGCGCGATCTCGATGGCTTCGTCATACACTGCTACGACAATCGTGGAATGCTGGTCGCGACCGGCTGCTACCACAAGAGCAATGTCACCATGACCGCAACGCGGGCCGCCTCGTTGGCGCTCGGCGTACCAGAAGGTCGCATCAAGATCAGCCGACTGGAGTACGCATGAGTGACAAGAAGCCAAACCCGATCCTTGAGATGCTCAAGGAGAAGGTGGCAAGGGAAGAAGCCGAGGCGGCAGCCAAGTCACAGCTGGAGACTGTCGAGTCTGACGCCGAGGTTCCATCCGAGTTCGCCGAGGCCGCTCCTGAAGTCTGGGACGACGAGCACGACTGGCGCAAGGAGAAGGCCGAGCGTCAGAACGAAGAGGACGAAGCACTCAAGCGCCTCAAAGTTCGCGATGTCTACGAACGCCTGACCGGCCGCAAGGTCGACACCAAGCGCTCGGGCGGCAAGAATGAGATACTCGTGTTCTGCCCTTCGGCGGATCATGACAACTCGAACACCGAGGCCGCCTGCATCAACACCGTCAAGAACACATGGGTCTGCTATGGCCAGTGCGACAACGGCGGCGGGATCATCGACATGGTGGCAGCTGCACACGGACTGCCCTATGGTCAGGCAGCGAAGGGCAAAGAGTTCGCCAAGGCCAAGCAGATCACCCTCGAGGAGATGTGCGGCTGGCAGTTCGTTCGCCAGGGCAAGGTGTACATCGGCAAGTCTCCCGAGACCCAGCAGCGGGAGCTTGAAGAGTATGGCGAGTCTTACGTCAGTCAGGTCGAGCAGGCGGTCGAGGAGATCACCTCAAAGCCCGTCTCGGCACAGGAGGTTGCAGATCAGCTAGGCTTCAGCCTCGCGGCATTGGATGACGACCTGCCACAGATGGGCCCGACATCTTTTAGCCGTAAGGAGTTTGGAGCCGACTCCGTTAAAGATGAGCCACCTGCATCCACCGACACCCGTCCGGCCAGTCTAGGGGTATCGCCGGCCAGCGACAAAGAGGTCGACGAACCGTCCGCACTCGTAACTTCCATCGAGGTACCGACAGATACGGGAGATAAGCTACCCGAGATTGAGAACATCTTTGACAACATACCCGAGGGTACACCCCTGTACGAGTACATGAAGGTGGTCGAGGACATGAGCGTACCAAAAGAGTATAGCCTCTTCCGGGGCCTGCAGTTGCTCTCCCTGTCGGCAGGCCCCTATCTCCGGGGAAGGGTTGGTCGCCCATTCAAGACCACACTATCAGTACTGTTTGTCGGTGCCACCGGTGCTGGCAAGTCACAGTCACGCAGGCCGATGGATGAGATACTTGACCACATCGTTTACGAGTGGAAGCCTGTTCCGCCCAGCGGGCGCCCGTACGGGACTCACACCGGAGTCAAGCGCTTGATCGAGCCTGGGTCCGGCGAGTTCTTGCTTGAGAGCTTGAGCGAAGAGATCGAGGCCGGGGTTAAGTACAAGGTCATGGACGTCATGGCTGACCTTGAGGTTGACGAGTTGTCCAGGTTCATGGGCAAGGGCGCAGTCACAGGAAGCTCCCTGGTCGGAATCTTTCAGGAGATGGACAACAACTCAGCACTTGACGGAGCTATCCAGGCTGGCTCGAGGTCTGGCGGTGTAACTATCGCGATCAATCCGAACATGGTCTTCAGTGCTGGCGTGCAGCCCAAGGCGCTTCCGCAGCTGATTGGCCGAGGCAATATCGGTAATGGTCTGCTCGCTCGATTCGAAGTAGTCACCGGAAACAAGCCCCCGGTCGGCGACCCCTTCGATGACAAGATGAAGAACACGTCGCACTGTCAGGAGCTCTACACTGACGTTGCTGCGTACTACATGGGCAAAGTGGACCCGCAAGGCAAGTCTGTTCGCAAGCTGGTTTTCCTTGATGTGGACCACTCGGCTCGGGACTTGATGCGCCAATGCTATCAGGTAGTCGAGACCTGGAAGATCGGCGACGATCTCAAGTCCCGGTTTGACCTGAAGCTTTATAAATTGTCTACCCTGTTCGCGGTCAACCGTCGAGCGGACAAGGTCATGTCAGAGGACATTACCTCTGCCATGTGGGTAATGGAGTATCTCAACCGGGCCACCACGGTGACCGGAGAGAAAACGATACTCACACTGGGTAACGAGATCGACGAGGCACTCAAGAAGGTCATCAAGACCTTTACCGAGAGCAAGGGCTACGTTACCTTCGGCACAATTCAGGACAAACTCAAAACCAGGGGGTGGGACAGTGTCGAGATTGGTCGGCGCCTAGAGTCTCTTATCGAGAGGGGCGAAGTTCAGTCGGCAATGGGGGCCAACACGAGAGGACCCAAGAAACCACGTTACTTTGATCCCGAGGTGGCTGCGATGCGGCAGCTCAAGCAAGGGGTCGCAACAGTCACAGGGATCACCAAGAACAAGAAGGATCAGGCAAAATGAGCGGCGACACCATCGAAGAGTACATCGCGAAGCTGAAGGCTCAGGTGGATGCCGAGCTCGCCAGCCCGAATATCGCTGCACACAAGCATGGCCGACCAATCGGGTACGCGGACGGGTGCAAGGGGCCACTATGCCTCAAGCAGCACCGGGATCGAATCAGAAGCCAGAACAAGAACATGAAGGCCTCGAACCCGATCCGCGACGCATACCTCGAGCAGAGGTTGGCCGAATACCAAGAGTCACTCAAGAAGGGAACAGAGGTAGCGTGAGCGAACAGACCACACAAGAAGAGATATACCAGGAGTTAGCCCGACTGCGCACCGCGGCGACCGAAGTGCGCAAGCTGTACTCCAAGGTCATTGACCTCCGGGACGCAAGCGAGCGGTTGCGAGTGTATCCCGAGATCAACGACAACGACTGGCTGCGGATCACCGCAGGCGCAGCCTACGCACACCTCGACAACGGCCGCAAGCTACTCCGAGACCTCTACGAGGAGCTCGACAACAAGGTAAAGGAGCTCCGACCGTGAGCGAGTTCGCAACCGCAGGCGAAGCGCTGGACCGCCTGATTCAACTTGCCGAGAACGGCGCAACCGACGACTGGCACTACAAGGAGATCGAAGGCGCGGTCGCGCTGATCAGCGCCGAGATCAACACGCCAGCCCAGGAGGAGATGCTCGAGTCGATCCAGCAGCTCGTCAAGCTGATCGTCAACGGCAGCGAGTACTTCCATCACATCTACCAGCAGCTCACGGTCAAGCTCCAGCTCGAGACCGACCCGACGAAGCAATCGCAGATCGCGGTCGGGGTTAGCGAGACCGCCGGTGCAGCCAAGGCGTTGAGCTGGGTGGTCGAGCATGTCATGTCAGATGAGGCCGGCCAGCCCGCGTCCCTCGAGCAGATCTTCACTGGCGAGGGTTTGAGCTACCCCGCGGCCCTGAAACGAGGCGGCAGCAAGCTGTTCATACCCAAGCACTAGCCCCTCAAGCAAACCACCCGCGTCGGTACTATCCGGCGCGGGTGGTTTGCTTTGTGCACAACTCGTAAAACCATAAACCATAAATCGGTGGTTACAGTTTTCTGGTTACGCCTGGCCCGACCCCCCGGTGGTACCAGGAGCGCCGGCCAGGAGGAGGTGGTCAGACACCGCGACCTGCGGAAACGCCGAAAACATTCCTAAACATTCCTAGCCCCAGGAACGTTTTGGGAATGTTTAAACCGCAGGTCAGGACGTGTTTTTGAAAACCTTCCAAACATTCCTAGCGTTTTTCACCCGAACGTATCTGAACGATCATCAGACGCGGGGGTGCCCCGGTGGTACTAGCAAGGAAGCGGGTGAACTGCCTTACACGTAAGACAGATGCCGGGAAAATATCGCAGGAATGTTTGGATAGTATGAATGTATTGGTAAAACCGCAGGTCAAACACTATAAAAACATTCCTAATACATTCCTTACTTTCCTTGATCGAACATATGTTCGTCTTATGTATTATCATCTTATTGTTTTCCTGGCTGGCAATGTAATGGCCGGAACATACACGTTCTTGGTGCATTCACTGGGAATTAAATCTTCGATGGTGGTACTACCTAGTAAAGTTTAATTTTGCTATCGGCGCAAAACGGAGCAGAGAGCTTCACGCTAGCACACACCCTTTCCAAAGTTGCATCCCACATTCACGCTGGCAAAGTTAGGTTAGCCTTCCCTTGCTCTGGTCGGCGTCGATTTAGTTGCGACTTGCAACGTTATCAGATGCAACGCGCAACAAAAGTCGTTGCAATTCTCAACTGAACACGGGCGTGGTCTGAATAAAGATGCAC